GAGCATGCCGAGGGGCGCAGACAACAGCCACACGCGAGACGCTGCCCTCGCTGCGGTTTTCTACATGAGGCGGCTCAGCAAAGGGACAGGGAACACATGAGCACGAACGAACCGACCATCACCATCGACGAACTCGACCGCGCGCTGACCAAGTGCGAGGACACAATCATTCTGCAGCGCGATCGCATCGTCGAGCACGAACGCGAGCTCGCGACGCTCCACGAGCGATGCGCCAAGCTGGAGGAGGCGATCGAGGTTGCGCTTGCGAGTCTGCGCACCATGGATGCCGCACCATCGCCCATCGTAAAACATGAGGCGAAGCCTGTGGCTGTCGCAAAGCCTGCTTCGCGCGCGCCACGCGCACCCAAGCCAAGCGGTGGCAAGATCACCGACGTGCTCGGGGTGCGCATCATGGACGCCGTGCGCGATAGCCAGCTCGCCACCACGTTCACGCGCAGCAAGGTGATCGACCTCTTCGCGTGCCCGCCGCCGCACGCCACGCGAGCTCTCGGCGACCTCGTCGAGGCGGGCAAGCTCAAGCTCGAAGGCGTAAAGGGCGGCGCCAAGTACATCGTGGTCGTGGCAGCATGAAACCTCGCAACCGCCACGTCACGCACGAGAACAGGTCGAATGGGCCCAGGGTCGTCGAGACCGATGCGCGCTCGCCCATGTTGCCGATGTACAGCGCTGCGGAGCTATCAATGCGCGATCCGCGTCGGCTGTCGTGCGTGTACGAGGCGGCGTGCGTGGACGTGGTGGCCAAGACCAGCCCCAACGCCCTTGCGGCTGAGTGCCCCGAGGGCTGCGCCTTGCAGCGCAAGCCTGACCCCAACGTGCGGGCCTACCATGCGAGCATGAGTGGACGCACGAACGGCGTAGAGACAAGGTCCGAGCAAAAGTCACACGACTCTGACTCGCAGCGGAGGTCCTATGCTCACCGTGTACACAGCCGCAGCTAGCGCAGAGCGTGACCGCGCTCGAGCTGCCATCCAGCTCGTGGCGAGCACGCCAGGCATGTGCGTAGCGCTCGACTGGGTGCGCGAGATGGACGAGTCGCCGCAGCACGAGCTTGAGCTGCCGTGGAAGCGCCAGGCCGACATTGCGGCACGGTGCCTCGCGGCGGCTCGCAAGTGCGACGTGCTGTGGTTCTTGGTGCCAGAGCTACCCAGCCGCGGGGCATGGGTGGAGCTCGGCGCTGCGATGGCTACGGGGTTCGTGCGCATCATCGCAAGCGGTCGGCACAGCACGGCGTTTCTCGCGCATGAGCGCATCGACGAGCGCTACCCCGACGACCTGCGTGCGTTCGAGCGGCTGAGGGCTCTGCGATGAGCTGGGTGGTCATCGGCGTGGCGCTGCTCGTGGCCGTGGGATGGCTCTGGCTTGCCATGGTGGGCACCGAGCGCAGCGACCAGGAGTGGCGCGTGCGCGAAGCCGAGGCCGACGAGCACGAGGCGCGCCTGGAGCTCGAGGAGGCGCAGCAGCGGCTACGTGCGGAGCGCGCCAAGCTGGAGCGCATGCGGTCGCTCTTGTGATCCACGAGTTTCGCCGCCCGTTGCCGGTCGTGGTCGAGGGCACGCGCGAGGGCTACGCGCTGTACGTCGAGTCGTCGGGCATGTGGGAGAATGATGTCTGGTGCGTCGTGCTCTGCGACGGCGGCATCGTGCGGCACTACACCACGAGTCAAATCCGCGTGCATCTCAACGCGACGTTCGGCATTCGGCGCGAGTAATTTGGCCCTGTGCGGGGCGGCTTGGTACTGTCGGCGCATGAACAACCGCCGCAACGTTCGCCGCTCCGCTCTGCCTGCCAAGCCCGTACAGCCCACGTCGCTTAGCGCCTCTGAGATGGCCGAGGCGTTGGCCGGTGGCGTGCTCGTGTTCGCGTGGGGCTTGGCGTGGTGGTTCTTGTTGCCGTGATGGCTGACCGGTAAGATCACAAAAGGTTGACAGATGGCGATCGCTGTGCTACGACAGGCTCATGAGGTCACCAATCAAGCGAGATAAGCTGCCAGAGAGCATCGCCGACGAGATACGCGACGCCATCGAGCGGACGGGCATCCGGCCCATCTCGGTTGCCGTTGGCATCTCGAGGCACGGTCTGATGAGCGTGCTTGCAGGCATGAGCACTCCAGCTCACACGATGTACGTCGCGACGCGTTGGCAAGAGCGAAAGAGCGACATCTTGGCGTCGATCCCAGGCTCGGAGGTGTGACATGGCGAACCAGTGGGATCGAGAACGCTTCATCAAGGTCTTTCTGCATGAATCCATGACCTGGAAAGCGCTTAGCTATGATGCAAGAAGCTTGTACCTGCATTTGCAACGCGCAGCTGGCAGACAAGCATCCGTTGCGCTTGGCAAGTTCGGACTGCGAGGCCTGGCTAACGTGTTCGGAGCTCGTCTCGACGTTATCCAACCAGCCATGGATGAGCTAATCGAAGCCGAGCTGGTCATGATGCAAGATGGATTGCTGATGCTTCCAGAGCACGCAGAACAGCAAAGCAGTTCGTGGAATGAGACGGCTCGGAAGCAAGATCAGCGAGAGCGCAAGCGCGAAGGCCATGTCCCAGCCATGTCCCAGCCATGTCCCGAGCATGTCCCAGGCACGAGTGGTGCTCGGGACAAAATCACTCGAGCACGTCCCAGCCATGTCCCAGCCATGTCCCAAGATGTCCCGAGCATGTCCACAAAAGAGAGAGAGATAGAGAGACAGAGAGAAACAGAAGAGAGACAGACAGAGAGAGAGAAATTAGATCCTAGCCAGCCCGTCGCCTCTTCGCGTGCGCACGCACGTGCGCAGGCGCGCGAGGCTCCTCCGCCAGAACCCAAGCCAGAGCCGCAACCAGCGCAGAAGGCGGGCGGGCAGGCGGGCGACCTGGAGGCAGAGCTCCGAAGGCTGCTCGAGGCCGACCGGTACTACCAGGGCCTCACTGGCACCAACGCCCAGGAGCTAGCGCAGCGGTTGGCATTCCACGCCGACGCCAAGAAGCCCGCGCACGTCATCGCCGCCGTGCGCCGCGCGCTCGACCTAGCGGCTGCGAGTAGCTACAACGCCGCCACCACGAACAAGTCGATCCTGGCCTTTGCCCAGCGCGCCAGCGAGGCCGACATGGCCCAGAGCCTACCCGCTCGCACTGGCAGGCCTGGCCTCGCAGCTGCCGAGCCGCGGCCCATCACGACCAAGACCGTGGGCATCGTGCCCGACACGCTCACGGAGGAGGAGCGCCAGCGGACCGAGGAGATGTTCCGGTTTCGCAAGGCCTGCGGATGGACCCCTCTACAGCCTTGGCCTCTCCCCGCCATGGTGGCCGCAGGATGGGCCGAGGGCATGCCGTGGCCCCTACCATCCCAGAGCGGCGACAAAGCCTCGCCGCGCCCCCTTAGCGGCCCAGCAACGGCCAAGGTGGTAGCCAGTGAAGCCTCGTGAGCAGAAGCCAGCCACGATCCTGCGCATCGCTGGGCGCATGCCACCGAGCGACCTCGACGCCGAGGCGGCGGTGCTCTCGGCCATCATCCTCGACCCGGCGCGGCTCGACTCGGTGCTGCATATCCTGCCCAAGCCCGAGATGTTCTTCTCGTGGGCAAACCAGCGCATCTACGAGTCGTTGCTCGAGATTGACCAAGCGCGGCAGCAGATCGACAGCATCGCCGTCGCGTCGCGGCTACAGGCTAAAGACCAGCTGAACGAGGTCGGAGGCGCCGCGTACATCATCCAGATCCTCGACGCCACGCCCGCAGTGGCCCACGCCGAGGACCATGCGCGCATCGTGCGCGACCTCCACAGCCGACGCCTACTCGTGCTCGAGTGCCAGCGCCTCGTGGCCGAGGGCTACGGCGACGTGCCGAACGTGCCCGAGTGGATGTCCAACGCGGCGCAGCGCGTCGCGCAGATCGCCGACAACAACACCGAGCGCACCGACGACAGCCTAGCCGCGCACCTTCACGCCGCCTGGAGCGAGATCGAGGCCGCGCGCAACAACGGTCGCGCCACCAACCGCGTCGCCACCGGCCACACCGACCTCGACACCGTGCTCAGCGGCGGCTACGCCCCCTCCACCCTCACCGTGCTCGCGGCTCGCCCCGGCATGGGCAAGACCTCCCTGGCCATGCAGCACGCCCTCGCCTGCGCCCGCGCTGGCCTCGACACGCTCGTGTTCTCGCTCGAGATGCCAGCCGACCAGATCGCCCTGCGCATCAACTGCACCGACGCGAGCGTCAACAGCCAGCTCGTGCAGGTAGGGCGATGCACCAGCCATGACTACCAGTCGCTAGTCGAAAGCGCCTCGGACATGTCCAAGCTGCGCCTGTGGATCGACGACCGCGGCACCATCAGCACCGCCGAGATCCGCAGCCGCGTCCGACGCCAGCAGCGCGACGCCATCACCGCAGGCCGCGAGCTCGGCCTAGTCGTGGTCGACTACCTGCAGCTCGTCACAGGCCGCGGCGACTCGCGCGAGCAGGAGATCTCCTCCATCTCCCGCGACCTCAAGGCCATCGCCAAAGAGTTCCACGTCGCCGTGCTCGCCCTCTCCCAGCTCTCTCGCTCCGTCGAGTCCCGAGCCGACAAGCGCCCGCTTCTCTCCGACCTCCGCGAATCCGGCGCCATCGAGCAGGACGCCGACAACGTGATCTTTATTTATCGCGAGGACTACTACTCGACCGGCGACGACAAGCCCAAGACCAACATGGCCGAGGTCATCGTCGCCAAGCACCGTGCAGGGAGCACCGGCAAGGTGCCCCTGCGCTGGACCGGGCACTCTACGCGCTTCGACAACCTCGACCCGTCCGACCATCCATGATCTGCAGGGGGGGGAGAAGCACCAGAGCGCTACCAGAGACCGCGCGCGTAGCCTCGCCCCGGTTCGGGCATCGTGTCAAGATGGTAAGTGATTGACCAGCTAGAAGGGACATAAGCTAGTGGCTGCTAAACACTCGAAAGAACAGAGGAAAATAGGGGGAAAGAAATCTTCAGCACCCGCCCTAGGTTCGCGCGCGCGCGCGGCTACCGAGGTCGAGCCCGAGCACATCGCCGCGATGTTCGACGCGCCTCTCGGTCCGACGAACCCCAACGGCAACACGGACGTGACCGAGGAGTGTCCGCCGACGCGAGAGGACCGCGTGCGCGCGATCATGGCCATGATGCCTCACTCGTGGGTGCGTGGCCGAACTGGCCTAGAGCTCGGCGCGCGTTGGGGCCTCAGCGACAAGGCCATGGAGAGCTTGGCCGCAGAGGCGTGGCGCCGCGTGCGAGCGCAAGACCCGAGCTACGTGCGAGACCGCTTGGCTACCGCGCTCGAGGAGAGCGTGCAGGAGGTGCGCGATAGCGACGAGGCACCTACGGCCAAGGCCAAGGCCATCGCCGTGGTCACGGGTGCATGGGCCCCGCTCGTGGGCGCCAACGCCGCGCAGAAGGTCGAGGTCACGCAGGTAGCGCCGCCAGGACTGCCGCCCGAGGTGGCCGACGCATGGGGCAAGACCGACGACATGAGCCGCCGCAGGGTGCACCGGCACGTGCTGCTCGAGGCGCTTGCCGCACTGGACGAGTGGCCGCACGATGAGCGCACCGAGGCACTGCGCGACGTGCGCTCTGCGCTCGCAAGACTGGATGGCACCGTGGTAGAGGGCGCAAGCCATGAGCAACGATGACTACTGGTGCAGGGTTGGCGACATCGTCATTCCTGCTGACGGCTCGGCATACGTCGGCAAGGTCGTGCGCATCGATGCCATCCACGTGCAGCACGAATGCGTGCGCACCGGGAGGATTCAGACCAAGAGCCGCGTGGGGTTTTGCGTGCGATACATGTTCCCGAGCGCAAGCCATGACTGATGCGGCGAGACTGCAGCTGGGCGACCTCATCCGGCGCAGGGCGTGGGAGCCGCCAGCGCCACGGCACTACACCGCGCTCGTGTTCTCGATCACCGAGATTCGCGAGCGTGAGCATGGCAGACAGTACGTGGCCGAGGCAGGGAACCTCGTGGCCATCATCGACGACGACCAGCTGCCCGAGTGGCAGCGTCTTGTGGTAGCAGATTGAGAAAGGGACCAACCATGAGCGATGTACAAGTAGGGGATACGTTTTGGCTCCGCGCGATGCCTGGGTTTGCCTGGGAGGTCGTCGACATCGCAGGCTCGACACCCGAGGGGCCGATTGCGCTGCTCCTTAGCGGCGAGATGTGTGCCTACGAGAATCGAGATCGACTGCTCGACGACCGAGGCTCATGGCTGCGCGCTGAGCACGTGCGCGAGACGCTGTGACGCCTCGCCTGTCGCTGCACATCCTCGACGATGAGGGTCGCATCGCAGCGATAGAACTCGCGGTGTCGACCGCGGATGTCATCGTCGGCGACGCATCCACCACGATGCAAGTCGCCATCCGACTCTACAGCGCAACGGGAGAGCTACAAGGCACGTTCGTGCTCACGGGCGACACCGCGGGCGACCTCGCCATGCTGCTTCTCGCTGCCTCTCGCGACACGGGCGACGTCGCCGCCGATGCCATCCTGAAGGTGCTCCGAATGTATGGCGAAAAGCTAGCGGCGCTGCGCGCAAGAAAGCAAAGCGGAGTCAACTAGCCATGCGACCGAAGCCGCGGCCCATAGCTAACGACGACCTCACCTGGTACTGGCAACAGTCGGCCAGCGAGATGGGCATCGCCAGCAGCTGGGGGCCGATGGTGTCAGCCGCTCAGGGCGCCTTCGGTGGCAGCGCTGCCAAGCCCGACCAGCGCATGACCGACGCGCACATGCGCGCGACAGCACGGCACCGAGCCATCCGCAAGCGGCTCGACGCTCTCACGACCGAGCACGCTAGCGCGCTCTGGCACGTCTACGGAGGCGCCAACGCACCACCGCAGACCGTGGCTCACCTGGGCCAGCTCGCCAACTTGGCCGCGCACATGCCAGCCACGCGCGAGGCGTACGAGGCAGACCAGCGCAAGGCCAAGGCGCCCAAGCTGAGCGTCAAAGCTTGGCTCGCCCTGTCCTGCAGCTCGCAGCACCCGGCGCTCGCCAGCATCATCACGCAAACAATCGAGGCCTTCATGGCCGCAAGTGAAGCATGGAAAGGGACACGACATGGCTGAGGGAATGAACAGGGTCATCGTGATGGGCAACCTCGGACAAGACCCCGAGCTGCGCAGCACGCAAGGCGGCGCGAGCGTGATGACGCTCTCGCTCGCAATCAACGAAAGCTACCTCGACGCAAACAAGGAGCGCCAGCAACGCACCGAATGGGTGCGCGTCGTGGTGTGGGGCAAGCGGGCCGAGGGGCTCGCACGCATCCTGCGCAAGGGCTCCACCGTCATCGTCGAGGGCTCGTTGCGCACCACGAGCTACGACGACAAGAAAACCGGCGAGAAGCGCTACAAGACCGAGGTGCACGCCAGCCAGGTCTACCTCGCAGGCCGAGGGCCAGAGAGCGAGCAGGGCGCACGCGGCAACGGCAGCCACGGCGGTGGAGCTCGACGAGCACAGCCGCAGGTCGCGGACTACTCGCCCGAGGGAGGCGTCGATGAACTTCCCTTCTGAACGCAAGCTCATCGCCGAGTACTGGCAGGTGATCTACTACGTCGACGGCGAGCGACGCGGCCCCATCGGCGACAAGACCGCCATCTTGCCGACCACGCAGTTTGGTTCGCGCGGCGCCGCACGTTTTCGAGCTCGTGCGTTGCGCCAAGAATCGCCCAAGACCATCACCTACAAGGTGGTGCACATCCGGCGCTACCGAGCCGCCAAGCCATGAAAGATGCGCTCTCGCGTCTCGAGGACCTAGAGGCCCGCGTGGCGCAGCTAGAGGGCACGCTCGAGCACGGCTGGGTCTCGTCGTGGAAGCACATCGCGGCGCAGCTCGGCGACATCACCCCGCAGAACGCGAGGCAGCTGGCGCTCCGCAAGCGCGACCCGCTGCCGGTGTTCCTCGACATCGCTAACAACGAAGTGCGCGCCCACACCAGCGCGCTGCGCGAGTGGCGCATGCGGCAGATGTTGCCCTATCAGTCGGCGCGGATGGTCAAGCGATGATCTCGGCCTCGCAGCTCGCGCATGCCTACGTTGGTCGACCTGCCGTCGAGGGCTGCGCCGCACACGAGGCAGAGCCGTGCGCGGTGTGCGGTGGTGAGAGCACGCGCGGCAAACTCGTGTGGGAGTTTATCGGCTCATCGCTGACTGACCAGACGTCGTTTTGCTCGCCGCACTCGGACCACGTATGCGAGGCATGCGTGTACGTGCGCGCTCGGTTTTCGCCAGTCGTGGGCCGAGAGCCAAAGCCGTGCGATCGATGCAACGGCACCGGCGTCGAGCCATCGCAAGCGCAGGCTCGCAAAGGCAACCGAGGGCACCGCGAGCCTGGGCAGCCATGCGCCAAGTGCGACGGCACGTGCCGCAAGGAAAGCGCAGGCAGGTGGAGCAACTTCACGCACCTGTACGACGGGCACACGCTCGACAACGCAACCAAGGGAGAGAAGCCCAAGATCCTGGCCTTCTTGCGCCGCATGGCAACGTCGAGCCCGCTTGAGCCCTGCACATGGTTTGCCGCCATCTCCGACACAGGCCAAAGGCACGTGCTGCCATACACGCCCATCAACATGCGCCGAGGCAGCGGGCGCGTGCGCTTCGAGGAGTCCGAGGTGTTCATCCCACCGGCGTCGTCTCGGCTCTGGGGCCTGGTCGGCGACACGACCGAGCTCCTGACCGCGGGCGCCACCAAAGAGGAGATTCAGCGCGGCGCGTACACCTCGCACGCATACCAGCGATGCCGTGAGCGCATCGAACACTTCGAGCGCGACTGGAGATACGCGAGGTCGCTCGCGTGGTTTGCGCTCTGTCTGTGGCTCGCGCAACGCGACGAGGAGACCGTCGCCGCGCGCATGATTGAAGAGAAGGGGAAACGCAGTGAGTCTAGGCGAACAACACGCAGACAAGGCGCGCACCGCGCTGGTTGAGTTTATCCTCGCAGCGCGCCGCCGTTACTTGCGCACCTATGGCGCCGCGGTAGTGCTCAAGCACTGGGAGCAGCTACAGGGGCGCATCTTGAGTGCAGCTCGACGCTGCGGCACGGTCGACGAGTGGACCACGGCGGTACTGCGCGGGCTGCAGCTGCCCACGACGCTCGACAAGCTGGGCGCGCAAACGCTGTGGGATCTGTCGAAGGTCGCACGCGACCACGGCGACCGCGAAGTGCTCGACCTCGTCGAGCGAGAAACGGGGCTACTCATGGCCATGGCGCGACTCATCACCGAGACGCGCGCAGAGGAACGCAGGGCACACGAAGGGGAGATTGACGATGTCTGACAAGACCAGCATGCAACGCCACCGCTACGACTTCGTGCTCGAGGCTGCACAGCCCATCGCGCACCACGCCGAGTCCATCGGAAACGAGGCCGTCATCATGCGCCGCAAGGTGCGCCGCGCCGATGGCCGATTCTCGCTCGTGCCCATCGTGACCGCCGACACGATGCGCCACGGCATGCGCGAGGCTGCGGCGTACATGTTTCTCGACGCCGCGGGGCTGCTCGAGCGCAACACGCTGAACGAGGCCGCGCTGCGCCTGCTATTTGCGGGCGGCATGATCAAGGGCCGCGGCTCGGATGGTGCCGTCGTGCGCCTCGACGAGTACCGCAAGCTGTGCGAGCTCGTGCCAGCGCTTGAGCTGTTCGGAGGATGCGCACAGAACCGCATGATCCCAGGCATGCTCGAGGTGGACGATGCCACGGTCATCTGCGACGAGACGGCGCGCTTCGTGCCCGAGCACGTCATGGCGTACGTGCGCGAGACCGGCGCGCATATCGCCACCGCGCGCGAGCACGTCGAGGAGGTGCAGCGCGTGCGCATGGACCCGATGCTACGGCCATCGCTGCGTGAGCTCACGACTGGCGAGGACCAGGTCAAGCTGCTCGGCAAGCTCGCAGACAGCGAAGCGGCTAGCGAGAGCGACGACGCCGTCGCACGAGGCAGGAGCAAGAGCGCCATGATGCCGCGCCGATACGAGCGCATTGCGCAAGGGTCACTCCTCTACTGGGGGTGCCAGGCCACGGTCTACAGCGCGCTCGCGCTCGACACGTTCCGGCTGGCCGCGGTGGGCTTCCTGTCTCGCGCTCGCGTCGGTGGCAAGCGAGGCACAGGGCATGGTGAGGTGCGCCCGGTCAAGGCGTGGGACATCGAGCTGGCGAGACCCGCCGATACGCTGTTGCCCATCGCACCAACTGAGCTAGCGCCGCGCGTGGGCGAGCTCTTCCGCGCGCACGTCGCAGAGCGCAAGACCGAAATCCGAAGCTTCCTCGGACAGGTGGAAGCGTGAGGGCGCTCGAGGTCGTCGCAACGCTCCGAGGCGCCGTAGCGCTGCCAAACGGACCGCTCGCACTCGATGGGCTGCTCGCCGCAGCCGTCGCCATGGAGCAGGGCATCTACAACGCCCCGTTAGAGACCGAGCTAAGGCATGTCGACATCCCAGTCGCATGGCATGACTCGCGACGCTTTCACCTCGCCAGCGTCGGACACTGCGAGGTGGAGGAGTCAGAGCAGCGGTGGATCAACCGACGCTTCCCGCAGCAAGAGGCGCAAGCACTGGGAGAGCAACGGTTTCGGTCGTATCGCATCGATGCAGGCGCGGCTCGCTCGTATCGGCTGCCTCTGCGCACGTTTCACGCTGCAGGTGACCGCATGACCTGGTGGTGCGTCGGCGACCGAGACGAGGTGTGGCGGTTGCTGCAGCTCATCTCGTACGTGGGCAAGAAGCGCTCGACCGGATGCGGGCGAGTCATCGCGTGGGCCGTGCGTGAGATGCGCGACGACGAGCTGTGGCCTGGCTTCCCAGTGCTGCGAGATGGCATGCCGATGCGCAACCTGCCAGCCGACTATCCTGGCCTCTCGGACCAGGCGCAGCTCAGCCAAGGCACGCTCACCTACCCCTACTGGACCAGGTGGCTAGAAGTGCCGATCGCCGTGCCTGCAGAGGCCATCCGACAGTGATAGAGCCCGTCCTACGTCGCGAGGACCATGAGGCGTGGGACTACTGGCGGCGCGTGTGCGACGTGCATGCGCGCTCGCCAGGCTTCCAGCGCCGCGTAACGCAAGCCAAGCGCTACGTGCTCGAGGCGCTAGAGCTGGAGCCGCGCGCGTGTGTCATGTGGTCGGCTGGCAAGGACTCCACCTGCCTCGCGCATCTCGTCGTGCACGAGCTGGGCCTCACACACGTGCCGCTTATCTCGCAGAAGGACGACCTAGACTACCCAGGCGAAGAGGCGTTCGTGCGCGAGCTCGCCGTCAGCTGGGGCGCACAGCTCGAGGTGCTACGCCCAGATGTCTCGGCGCTCGACTACCTGCGCGAGCACATGCGCGAGGTCGACCAGGACCTGCACTCGCGCTCCGCTGGCCTGTCGCGTGTGGTGTTCTACGACCTCGTTGACCGAGCCAGCGCAGCCTACGGGTGCGTCATGATGGGGCTGCGAGCGCAAGAGAACGACGCCCGCATGATGCGCCTCTCTACCGCTGGCCCAGTCGCGCGCCTCAAGTGTGGCAGGGTGCATGCCCACCCGCTAGCGTGGTGGTCGGGCCTCGACGTGTTGGCATACGTGCATTCGCGCGAGGTGCCCCTGCTGCCCCTCTACCGCTGCATCGGGTACATACACCGAGATGCGCCGTGGACCGTGCGCAAGAGCTGGTGGGTGTGCGGGCGTAGCCGTACCCATGCCGCATGGCTGCGGCACTACTACCCCAGCCTGCACCGCCTGTGGCGCGACTTCATGCCAGCCCTCGACACCGTCAGCTAAAAAAGTGACCGCGACGCTTGACACGCGAGAGGTCTAGCGCTATTGTCTGGGCATGGACAACAACAACCCCTCGGTCGTCGCCTTCCGCAACCTCAGCTCGTCGCGCCGCGCCGCCCTGTCGCGACAGGCTCGCATCTACTGCAACCAAAACCCGCACATGGCGAGCGCGGGTAAGTGGTGGCAAGGCCTGAGCGCCACCCAGGTGCGCGAGCTGGCATACCAGATCGCAAAGGGCTGACCGATGAAACAGCTTCAAGACATGGACAACATCCTAGCCGCGCACCTCCACGCCGACTGGAGCAACCAATCGGTCGTCGCCTTCCGCAACCTCAGCTCGTCGCGTCGCGCCGCCCTGGCTCGCCAGGCTAGAATCTTCTGCAACAAGAATCCACATATGTCGAGCGCCGGTACCTTCTGGCGCAACCTCAGTGCGACGCAGGTGCGCGAGCTCGCATACCAGATCGCAAAGGACCGATGAAGATTCAAATCGGCACGCACGCCCTCATGGTGGGCGACATTACGACCGCTGCGGTCTCGCAGCTCATGGGCGCAGAGCTCGCGGACGTGCTCTACAGCGACCCACCGTGGGGGCCTGGGAATCAGCAATACTGGCACACGATGCGCGAGCGAGGCTCTGCTCCGCGCACGTCATGGGAAAAGTTCCTCGACGCCTTCGCAGGCGTTGCCATGGCGCACACCAAACCAGAGGCGCCTGTGTTCATCGAGATGGGATGCCGGTGGGCTGACCAGCTCTCGGAGACCATGGCAGCGCATGGCTTTGAGCACGTGCGCCAATGGATGATGACGTACGGCCCGAAGAGCAAGCCCTTGCCGGTCACGCTCAACCTGTTCGGTCGGGCAGAGGCCATGCCTCGCCTGCACATGCTGACGCAAGAGATTGACCGAGACTGGCCCGAAGTGCCTCACGGCGAGCCGGTAACCAAGCATGTTCTCTCCTGTTGCGTGCAGCCAAACCACCTCGTCCTCGACCCATGCACGGGGCTCGGCATGACGGCCAGGTGGGCACACAAGCTCGGTGCGTCGTTTCGCGGCACCGAGATGAACGCGACGCGCCTCGAAAGGACGGCAACATGGCTGCGCTCGAAGTGCCGATAGAGATGCTGCGACAGGCCAACAGGACCTACGAGGTCCGTGGCTTCGTGCGACGGGCCGACGCGAGAGACCCGCTCGTCTGCGACGGGCGCGTGGTCGGGTTTGTGACGCCGCATGAGCACCGCTGGGGGCATCGCCTCGGACCAATCTTCGTCTTGCCAGAGTACCGCGGGCGCGGGCTCGTGACGGCCTACTACCGGGCGCGGCCTAGCGTGCGTTTCTGCGCCTTCGTCTCGGACTCAAACCCGGCATCGCGCAGGCTTCACGAGCGGACAGGATTCGTGAACTGGCGCCGCGGCAACGGTGGATGGTTCATGCGCCGAGAGCCAATGCCGTGATTCACCTGGGGCTCGACGACACCGCAAAGGGCGAGATTGTCACGCGCTACCGCGAGGAGCACGAGATCAAGAAGGTCTACGTCCTCTCGCCTTCGCGCTTCGCGCCGTCATGGGCAGCCGAGCACATGACCGATCCGGCGACCCTCGAGGTCACGCTGACGTGGCTGAGAAAGGCTCACAGATGATTCGTATCGGTCTTGACGATGCGGGCAAGACTAAGGCTGTTCGCGACTACTGTGCCGCGCATGGCCTTGACCGCGTTTGTGTCATATCTCCAGAGCAGCTGGCGCCGTCGTTCGCTCGGCGTCGAGTCGTGCAGCCGGACGACCTAAACGAGCCTGGCACGTTCCTGCACTGGCCCGACGTCATTGCGTATCGGTTTTACTATCGCATCCTGCAGATGCCAGCAGACCGCACGCTGCTGGTGTTCAACGAGTGCCTGCGAGGCCGAGAACGAAAGTGTCTCGAAAACAACTGCGTGCGCACGTTCCTTCACAACCTGCAGCATCGGGCTATCTTCCAGCGATACCCGTTGATCGAGCAACCCGACGACGTCATGACGCTCCTAGACTGGGAGACCAACTCGAGGTGGTTCGACCGAGGCTACGACAGATCGATGCTCGAGGAGGTCGATCTGCAAGTGATCAGGCGACCACTACATCTTGAGCGAATCGACGTGCAGATGAGTCGACGCACGCATGAGCTCTACGCCGCGGAAAGAGTCAAGCTCTTTGAGCAGGTGCGCAACGATCCAGACAAGGACCCGCACATTATCCCGAGGTCACTTGCCCTGGTGACCGGCAAGGACAAGGCGGCGCAAGCCAACCCCTTGCTGCGGTACGTCGCCAGGAACCAGCGCCTGCGTTTGCCAGACGTGACTAGCTACCGAGAAGTGACTAGCCAAGGCGAACGAATCGCGCTAGAGTTGCCTCACAATCACCTCGAGATGACCGACTTCTTGACGGTCACAGAGCAAGAGCGGCTGCCAGTGATGGTAGCCGACACAAAAGCGGACACCTGGTACTGGGACCGCTGGAGCGCATGGGCGCAGAGGGTGAACGATGCCGCGCAAAATCTTGACCGGTGAGACCGTACTAGCAGCCGCAAGGCGACGCATCTCCTGGCTGTTTGACCAGGTAGAGCTGGGACACATCAAGCAGATTATCTGCTCCATCAGCGGTGGCAAAGACAGCACCGTGCTGGCTCATCTTGCACTCGTGGAAGCAAACAGACGCAATCGACGCATCGGTTTGTTTTTCCTTGACGAGGAGGCGATGTATCAGTCCACCATCGAACAGGTGGAGTACATGATGCAGCTCTACCCAGAAAACACCACGCCGCTGTGGCTGCAGGTGCCGTTCACGCTGACCAACGCTACCAGCGTAAGCGAGGCCGAGCTGCAAGCGTGGGCGCCAGGCGAGAGCGCGCGATGGATGCGCAAGAAGCGCAACGCGCCTGGCACCATCAAGCACAAGCCATGGCCAGAAGCCCAAGAGCGATTTCGCTCAGGTTGCAAGAGGCTCGACTTTTACGGCGTCATTCAGAACTTCGAGCGATGCTACGATCACACGGCGTGGCTCGTGGGCTTGCGTGCCAAGGGCGAGTCGCTTAACCGATGGCGCGCCGTTGTAGACCATCCAGTTACCATCGGTGGGCAACAAGTCTATTGGGGCAGCAAGCGAGGCAGAAACTGGACGCTTTACCCAGTATTCGACTGGGACGTCTCGGACGTGTGGAGATACATCCACGACGAGAAGTTGCAATATCATAAAGTCTATGACCACATGCACAAGAAGGGCGTCTATCCGACGCAGATGCGCATCTCGTCGTTGATTCACGAGCGCGCTTTCAAGTCGATTGCCGACCTCCCCGAGTTTGAGCCAAAGACCTACGAGCGATTGCTGAAGCGCATCAAGGGCATCGCCCTTGCCCAAGAGACAGGCAAGGCAGCCAAGATGCTCAAGTGCACCAAGCTGCCGAAGGCTCACAAGACGTGGACAGCTTATCGCAATTTGTTGCTAGCCACACATCTTGACCAAGCGCGGCGACCAATCTTTGAGGCGCGCTTTGAGGCTCAACTACAAAACGAATACGTTGCGCGCCAGCAGTGCCGACAACTGGTGCTCAATGACTACGAAAACAACCTGCCGATCGATAACAAGCCAGACCCGTGGCAAGTGCACCGGGAGAGCTTGCTGGCGTACTACGAAGGGGTGATGTGATGAAGCGCATAGATACAATGCAAGACTTTCTAGCCGAGCGAGCACAGATGCAGCCGGTGTACATTCAGAGCCGCACCCGAGGCCAGGTGCTTGTGCCATGCGCCAACACGCTGCTCGTAAAAAGAGAACTGGTCGTAGCGAACACATACAACCCCAACGCGGTCAGCTCCGACAAGATGGAGCTACTACAGCAAAGCGTGCTGGACAACGGATTCTGCTTTCCGATCGTCACCATCTGGGATGATGCTGACGGGGTGTTTGTCATCATTGATGGCTTCCACCGATCGCGCATCGGTAGCGACGAGTTCTTGGACTTCGACTACTTGCCTGTCGTGGTGCTCTCGCACGATATGACGAAGCGGATGGCAGCGACCGTCCAGTTCAACAAGGCTCGAGGGGTGCACGCGATTGACCTCGACGCAGACGTGGTGCGCTCGCTCATCGAGCAAGGATTGACCGAGCAAGAAGTGGCGCAACGACTCGGCATGGAGCTCGACGCCGTGCACCGATATAAGCAGGTGGCTGGCGTGGCAGCGCTGTTCGCGAATAGCGCATACTCGTCAGCCTGGGAGATGGTGCAGGATTGAAGCTCGTTGGCCACTGCGACGCGTGCCAGCTCGTGGTGACCGAGCTCGACGACGCCACGCCATGCGACGGCTTGCAGCTGCCGCTTCCTGGCTTTGGGCGCACGTGCTCGAGGTGTTTGCGGTGGCTGCGCGTGGTGTATGTGTCGCCAGTGGCTTCGCCTCACGCATGCGGCAAGCGCTGCAAGGCAGCCGCGTGCAACATCTGCCGGTGCGTGTGCATGGGGCGAGCACATGGGATCGAGCGAAATGCCTACGCTCGCAACACTCGACTGGCGCAGATGTTCGCGAGCGTGGTAGATAGCGTGGAGTCGAGCCCTACACTCGACGCGGTTGCTCATGATTAGGCTACAGCGTATGCTCTTGCTCGCCACAGCTAGACGTGTCTCCCTCGTTTGGCGTGGTGCTGGCGTCGGTCCCTCGTCAGCTGGGCGCGCCGTGTATCCCCTCCGCGTGCGCGCCCTCCTACTCTCGGCGCCATGACGACGCCCCTACTCCAAGCTTGGGCAGTGCAGCGCGCGGCGAATAGGCCGCTGTGGCGCCTGCCGCTCGCGGAGTTCGTGCCTCGCGTGTCGCCGCTGCTCGAGGAGCCTCGGCACCTCGGCGCCCTGTGTCGCGCTTTCGATCGCATCCGCAACGGCGAAGAGGTGCGGCTGCTGGTGTCGGTGCCTCCGCAGCACGGCAAGACGTTCTGCATCCTGCACGGGCTTGCGCAGCTCATCGCAGCAAAGCCCGATAAGACCAACGCGTTCACCTCGTATGGCGCCGACTACGCGCACAGCCGCTCGAGGCTCTGCCGTGACTACGCGCGCGCCGCGGGGGTCAAGCTCCGCGGCGACTCCTCAGCCATGGCCGAGTGGCGCACCGACGCAGGTGGTGGACTGCTCGCTACCGGCGTAGGTGGCCCGCTGACAGGCCACGGCATCTCGGGCGTGCTGGTTGTCGACGACCCGTACAAGAACCGCGAGGAGGCCGACAGCGCGCTCGTACGCGGCAAGATTCGCGACTGGTGGACAAGCGCCGCTCTCACGCGCGTGCACCCAGGCGCCAGCATCATCGTATGCCACACGAGGTGGCATCCCGACGACCTCATCGGCGAGCTTGCTCGACAAGAGGGGCAATCATGGGAGGTCATCAACCTCCCGGCGCTCGACGACGAGGGCAAGAGCCTCTGGTACAAGCGACCGCCCAAGTTCCTCGAGCGCGTGCGCCGCGACGTCGGCGAGCACGATTGGTGGGCGCTCTACATGGGCAGCCCGCGACCTCGAGGTGGGCAGCTTTTCTCTGGAGTGTCGTTCTACGACAAGCTGCCCGAGACCTATCGAGTGAGCATCGGCATCGACCTCGCGTACAGCGAAAGCAGCTACGCCGATTACAGCGTCGCGGTAGTCATGGCGCACAACGCGCAGCTCGACGCATGGTACGTGCTCGACGTGCGGCGCATGCAGGCCAAGGCAACCGAGTTTGCCGCAACGCTTCGCGAGCTCACCGAGCGCTTCCCAGGTGCCAAGCTGTACGGCTACATCGGCGGCACCGAGAAGGGCACCGTGGACTTCTTGCGCCGCGAGGGCATTCCGTTTCGGCCCGACCCGGCCAAGATGGACAAGCTTTCACGAGCGACCTCGACCGCGGCGGCGTGGTCAAGCCAACGCGTGCACGTGCCGCGCGAGGCGCCGTGGCTGCGAGACTTTGTCGACGAGGTCTGTAGCTTCACAGGCATCAAAGACAGACACGATGACCAGGTCGACGCGTTTGTTGCAGCGTTCGACGCACTACACACCAAGGCCTACCGCGCCACCGGCTTATCGGATGGCTCGTTTGACTGGGGATGAACCATGCGCCCGAAGATTGTCACCATCACGGCCACAAGCCCAAGCGCAGCAAGCCCGAACGCGCCCAGCACTGGCATCGTCGGCGGTCTTTCCGGCTTCGATGCGTTGACCATCATCGGCAACCTGCAAGGCGGCACCGGTGGCACGCTCGACGTGTACCTACAGACGTCATACGACGGCGGCACGACCTGGTATGACTACGCGCACTTTCCGCAGCTGAGCGCGGGTGCTGCTGCATCGCTTAGCGCGTATCAGGTCAACCGCACCACGGCTGTGACCGCTGCTACCACGATCGGCTCTGGCCTCAGCGCCGCGCTCGCGGTCGACACCATCCTAGGCGGCGCGTGGGGTGACATGATGCGGCTGCTGTTCGACGGTGGAACCGGCACAAGCGCCGGTGCTTCGCAGTCCGTCACGATCATTGGTCAGGCGATCACGCGCTGATGCACGGCCTCTACGCCACCAATATCGCAGGCTTCACGCAGGCCGAGCGACTTGCGCAACAGTGGCTATCGCCGCGGTACCGCAAACTCGACAGGCTCGAGCGCTACGTCGTTGGCGAGCAATACGAAGGCCTCCCCGACTTCTTCAACCCGAAGCAAGACGTGCCGCTCATGGAGCGCGCGCCGAACATCGTGCACTCCATCGTGGAGGCCGCGATTCGGCAGCACTGCGACTTCGCGCTCGGCGAAGGTCGATTCCCTGGCATGAGCGCCGCCGCAGACGACGACGAGCGGCTACTCGGCGAGGGTATGCCCGATGAGATGGCGCAGCTCTACGAGGCATGGTTGCGGCTGCTCATGCGGCACGCGTGCTTCCCCGAGGCGTGCGTCGATGCGCTAGCCAACGCCGAAGCATGCGGCACGGCGGTCTCCGTGGTGGCGCTCGTCAACGGCTGCCCTGCGATCCACACGCTGCGCGCAAAATGGTGTCAGCCAGAGTTCGACGACAGCGGCTCGACCATCAAAGCCCTCGAGGTGCAATACCCGTTCTTTTCGTACGAAAAGAGCGACCAGGGCCAATGGATGGTCTACGCCAAGCTCTACCGGCGTCGCATCGATGAGACGCGCGACGTGGTCTACAAGCCGGTCGACATGATGCAGATGGGCCTCGGCCAGATTGACTGGCAGGAGGACGCAGCCAAGAGCGTGACGCACAACCTCGGGTTCTGCCCCGTGGTTTGGTACAAGCTGCGCTCGAGCTACGAGCACGCGAGCGACCTGGATGGCTACCCCATTCACGGCACGCAGCTCGACGAGCTCGACGCGCTCAACTACTCGCTCTCGCAGCGTGGGCGCGCGGCCATCTACAGCGGCGACCCGCAGGCATACGAGACGGGCGTGGACCCGCAAGCGCCACCAGCTGGTGGCATGGGCCGCGCTGCGATCGTCCCCGCAAAGGATGGCAGCGGCTACGTGTTCGGCTCGACCACCGGTGGCAGGCCAGCGCGCAAGAAGGGCGCTGGCACCGTGTGGAGCTACGAGAACCCAGAGGCCAAGGTCGGCCTGCTTTCGCTCCCAGGTGATGCGCTCAACAGCATCAGCGACCACGTCGCCGACATCTGCGACAAGATCGGCGAGGTGCTCGGCTACACCAAGGCGAGCCCCGAGACCGTCAAGGGCGCCATCAGCGGCAAGGCGCTTGCGTTTCTCTACCATCGCACCACGAGCTTCGTGGACGGCCTTCGGCAAGACTTTTGGCACGGTTGGATGTGCCCGGTCATCAACCTGCTCAACCGCGTCGTGCACACGCAGGAGAAGCGCACGCCAGGCTCGGTCTACGTGCACGGCGTGCGGCGCGTGATGCCCATCCTCGACACCTTCACGGTCGACGTGGCAGGCGTGCCAATGTGGATGCCGCCGCGGCTCCGCGCACGTTGGGGTCACTACTTCGGGCTCACCTCGCAGGACGAGGCCGAGGTCGTGCGCATGACCGTCGACGCATACAACGCGCAGGTTATTCCGCTGCGCCTTGCGCTCGAGAAGCTGCAGAACATCTATCCGCACGACGACAGCGAGAAGTTGTCTGAGGAGATGGAGCACGAGCTCACCGAGCAAGCCATGCACGAGGCGGCTGCGGTGGCCAAGCAGAACGCCAAGGCACTCGAGGCAGGCGCCGATGACGAGGCATCAGATAGCGAGCCGCCGAGTGGGCCTCCGTCGAGCGTGCCTGGTGCGCCACCAAGCGAGCCAGGTGCACCGCCGTCGAGCAAGCCTGGCGAGGATGACGACGAGCCCATTCCGAGCACGCAACGGCCCGAGACGCTGGGCAGCAAGCGCCGTCGTGCGCGATGATCTCCGATCGCGAGGCAGCGCGAATAGCGCAACCGATTCTCGCAGCTGAGGAAGAAACGCTGCGGGGCGCCGAGCAAGAGCTCGCAGCGATCGTCAAACAGTACGAGGTGACTCGGCGCGACACGCCCGAGACCGCAAAGGCCAAGATTGACCGCGCAGCCAAAGTCGCAGCGGTTGCCTTGCTTGCCTATCTGTTACTTCGTCGGCGCAGCTCGAGCAGAGCTGGCATCGATGCAGCGCAGCGCAACCTCACCGGCATCGGCCTCGCCAGCGCCGTTGTGGGAGGCATCCTGACTCGCGTGCGCATGGTGCCCACGGCGAGGCCCGAGACGCTGCTACGTCGCGCGGTTGCATCGGTGACTGACCGCTTCCGCCGCGTGGCGTTGACCCGCGTCGAGCCGTCTCGGATGGTCGTTACACCATCTCGACCGATGCCAGCACCTGGCACACCGTTTCGACCGATTGCACCGTTCCGACCAGTGCCACCACCTGGTGCAGTGGCAAAGCCAGACATGGCAGGCGCGCTCGAACGAGCTCGCGACGCTACTCAAGGCGGCGTCACTCGAATCGTCACGGTGGAGACGTGGGACCAGGCAAACGCGGAGATGCGACGCGCACAAGCTGTGGCCTCGGTGGTCGCGCCAGAGGCCATGCGTGAGTGGGTGGCTAAGCTCGACATGCGAACGTGTCCCGTGTGCCGAGCCCTTGACGGCCAGCGCATTCCAGCCGATCAAGACTTTGACCTTGAGCCGCCTGTCCACCCGTATTGCAGATGCATGGTTATCCTTACGTACGGCGCAGGCACTCGCTAGCGAGGGACGACATGCACTGTGAATACTGCGACCTCGACACCATCGCAGGGGCGGCGATGGTGCAAGAGGGCGGCGCCATCAAGATCCTAGACTGCTGCACCAAGTGCGGCAAAGCGTACAAGACGCAGCGCTCTATCGACACGATGCCTGGTGAGCAGGCACAGGCAAAGCCAGCGGCGCAAGCGCCTAGTCAGCCTGCGAAGGTCGTAGCGCATCCATCGGCTAGTAGCTCAGCCATGGATCTGGCCGAACAGGCGCGCACTCGCTTGGCGCAGGTCGAGACCGAGCTACAGCGATTCGCGCAACTCAAGCGCGAGCGCACAATGCTGCGCCGAATGGTGCGCGCGGCACAGGAGCGGAAGTGATGAGGCGTTGCAAGATCTGCAAACACATCGAAAGCGGCAACGCGGCGACGTGCCCCAAGTGCGGCGAGGCATCGTGGGAGCCGATGGCAGAGCCAAAGCCTGCACCTGTCGCGATCGCGCCTGAGCCCGTCGAGGAAGCTCCCGCGCCTGCCCCCGTCCCCGAGCGCCGTCGTCGGCGTCTCTAGTCGTCTCGTTCACTCTCTCACTAGGAGCCACGACACATGGCAACGATCTACGGTGCGATTCGCGGTATCAAAGTCATCCAAGAGCCCGTTTCCGGCGGCTCGCAGGGCGCTGCTCTGGTCTCGTTTACGCTCGGCGCGTACACCGCCGCCAGCGACAACGGCCAGCTCGGAGGCGGCGGCAGCAACAACGGCGTGAGCACGACGAGCACGCTCGCTCAGCTCATCCAGGCGGCTCGCCGCGACGGCAAGACCGTGACCCTCGGCCTGCCCGCGGCCACCAACGTCAACGCGGCGATGATGGTGCAGTCGGGCCTCCAAGGGTCGACCGAGTTCTTCGCTGGCAGCTTCGTCATCTCGAGCGGAAACCTCACGTTCAACGTGGCCAACAGCAGCGGCACCGAGGTCAACGCGGCCTCTGGCGTCGAGGATCGGCCCTTCCAGCTCATCGTCGCGATCTCGCTCTCCTGATTCTAGGAGGCTCGGTCGCATCTCCACAACCAACGCCCACGTGAGCGGCAATCACGGCAGGAGATAGCGAATGGAAACGCCCGACACGGAAGAACTCGTCAACCCCGCCGACGTCAAGGTCGTGCCCGATGCGCCCGTCGCAGCCGAGCAGCCAGACCCGTCGTGGCTCAACGCGCGCCTCGAGCGCGCCAAGGCCGCAGCGATGAACGACATCGCGCGCATGCTCGGCGTGGAAAACCTCGACAAGGCCAAGGCCCAGCTCGAGGCGGCACGCAAGCTGGAGGACGAGCGCAAGACCGAACTGCAGCGGCTCACCGAGCGCACCGTCGCTCTCGAGGCCGCAGCCAAGCGTGCAGAGCAGCTCGAGGGCGTGCTTTCGCAACGCGCCGATGTCGAGCTCTCGACGCTCACCGATGCCCAGCGCGCGGCGGTAACGTCGCTCGCCGGTGACGACAAGGCCTCGCAGCTGCGCGCCATCACTGCCCTGCGGCCCACGTGGCAAGCAGCGGCAGCGGCAGCGGCTGCAGCGGCCCCTACGGCGCCCACAGCAGCGCCAACGCCCGCAGCGGCACCGCGAGTCGCCCCTGCGTCTACCAGCGCCGCCACGAGCCAGCCAGCGTCAACGACGGCGGCACAGCTCGTGGACCATCGCGCGGAGTACGATCGACTCCGAGCGCAAAACCCGGTGTTCGCCGCGCACTATCTCGCGGCGTACCGCACCGAGATCTATCCGCAGAAGTAGCCAGATCATGCCCGGCACTGTCGCTCGGGCTGTGGAGGACTGAACCATGCCCGTCATCTCTCGCGCGTCTCTTCCCGAGGAGTTCTTCGACATCACGTCGGCGATGCTCCTCATCCAGCCCGAGCCTCAGTACATGTACGCCCAGATGTGGAAGAGCGCGCTCGGCGCCGCTCTCCCGCAGCCCGCGGGCCTCGGCCTCCCCGGTCGTCAGCTGCTCCAGACCGGCGCGGCTGTGCCTCCGATCGAGTCGATGCGCCTCGTACTCGACGACGTCGTCAGCTCGCAGACCATCAAGGTGGTGCCCGAGCTCGGCGCTGGCGTCGGCCACACGGTGCGCATCAACCGCCCGTTCTACACCGACTCGACGTACACCCTCACGAGCCGCACCATCGCCGCTGGCGCGACCATCTCGACCACGCCGCTCAACATCTCCATGGAGCAGGTGCCGCTGACCATCCAGCGTTACGCTGGCCCCTACGGCGCCTCGAGCGTGCAGCCCTACGGCGTGGATCGCTTCGATGCGACCCGCGCGATCCACAACGTGTCCGAGCTCGTCGGCCACTACCTCAAGCGCGACTTCGACAAGTCGATCGACTCGTGGCTCGTGGCTCTGCTCGACCAAGCCTCGTCCGCCGTGTACCCCACCGGCATGAGCGCGCCCAACGATGCGCTCGCCGCCAACTCGTTCCCGCTCGATTTCGAGCAGCTCACCCGCGTGGAGCGCACGCTCGAGGACGCCAAGATCCCCACCTTCGGCGATGGCAAGTACATCTGCGTGCTCACGCCGCTCCAGATCCAGCAGCTCATGGTGGACCCCTCGGCGCAGCGTCTCGCGGTGTTCGAGCCCCCGGCCAACCCGTTGCTCGCCAAGAGCTACTACAAGTCGATCGGACGCCTGAGCATCTACAAAAGCCAGACGCTCTCGACGACGCTTAACACCTCGAGCGTGCCGGTGCAGTACGGCCACGCATTCGGGCCTGGCGTGTTGCTCTCGGCGATCGGCGACCTGCCGCGCGTGATGCCCAACACGAACGACAACTACGGCGAGCAGGTGCTGGTGGTGTGGCTCATGTACGCCGCCTTCGGACTCGCCGATAACCGCTTCGTGGTCTCGGTCCGCTCGGCCTGAGCCAACAGGAGGACTAGACCATGGACGGCAAACGCATTCCGCTCACGCCCGCGACGACGGGCAACTTCAACACGGACGTCGCTGGCACCGTCAAGCCTGGCGCAAGCGTCAGCATCTGGGGTCCCGCTGGCGGCGTGGTCAACGGCACGCTCGCTGGGCTCGTCATCGTCGACGCCGAGACGAACACGCTCACCCTGACGGCCTACTGGCAGGTGAGCGAGGACGGCTCGACCTGGTACGACGTCTCGGCTGCAGCCAACAACCCCGCCAACGTGGCGCTTGCCACCGGTACGGCTGGCGCTGACGCGGCTGTAACCGAGGTGCTTCCTGCGCCTTCCGCGGTGTACGCCTGGTCGTTCGCTCGTCTCGTCGTGGTGAACGGCGTGGCAACGGGCGGCGCGACGGACACCTACTCGATCCAGTACAAGTACGTCCGCGGCGCCTGAGGCGTAACGGCGACATCATGACCACCACGAGGCACGCATGGCACTCCTAGAATCCGAGATCATGCGACTGCGTTTCGAGTGCGGATACAACGTGCTAAATGCAGGCGCTGAGCCATACGTGTCCGTGGTGGCCATCTTCAATCAGGTCATTGCAACCTACATGCAAGCGGGCGCGACCACGACGAGCTCGACCACGGTGGTGGACGTGACCACGCCCGTGCCAGTTGCGCTCACGCTCGCAAGCGCCACAGGCTTTGCCGCAGGACAACGCGTGTGGATTGACGTAGACACGCGGCAAGAATCAGCAACGGTGCAAAGCATCGCTGGCAGCACCATTACGGTGCAGCTGCAAAACCCGCACACCGGGACCTATCCAGTCACGGTGGACGGTGGCGAGGGCATGGTGCGGTCGCTCCTGCGACGGCTCGACCAGGTGCAAGCAGCCATCGCCATCGGCTACCAGTCTGCCGGAATCAAGAAGGTCGACGAGGTCGAGTTCTACGGCAACAGCTACCCCACTGGCGGCTCGCGAATTCGCATGCTCTACGAAGCGCAGATGCGCATCCGCGACGAGCTGTGCAGCGCGCTCAGCGTGCCGAACTACTGGCGCCGCGTCAGCGATAGCGCCGCCACTGTGAGCATCTACTGATGACGACCCTGCGCGATGGTCTCATCCCAGAGATCGACGGCATCCGAGCTATCCCCGAACAGCTCGGCGTGCGAACGAACATCGTGCAGCGCGTGGTGCGCACGTGGACCGGGCCAGGCGTCAACCTTGGCTCGTATACCGACGACGTCTTGCAGTTCAGCCCAATCCCCAAGGCTCGCGAGATGAGATCTGGAGACGAGGTCGACGTCGGACCCATCACGCCAAACATGCTCGGCGTGGGGTACACGTACGCCGACGTGAGGCCGACGATGTCGAGCAATCAAGAGCTATTTTTCTTGGTCATCGGCAACAACGGCACACGCCGCTACGAGCTCGTGGATATTGACACGAGCCGACCCTTTCGCATGCACCTCATGCTGCGCACGCTTGAGCGCACGAGGCCCTTCTGATGGCTGTCGATAGCAACGTCGGCGGCGTCTCGCTCCCGCTCGCAGCGGGCACCATCGCAGACCCGACACGCGACCTCGCGATTGACCTCATCGCAGCGTATGCGAGGCACTGGCTAAAGGCCATGCTCGACGCGCGCCTAGCAGTGCAGACGCCCACGAGCGCGGACGCATGCCCAGCGGCGAACGTCTACTCGTGGAATCCTGAGCAGGTGTGGCTACGCGAGGAGATCGGCAAGCCTGCGTTATTCGTGTGGCAGAGTGGGCCGAGCACGATGGTGGACCGCACGCTGGTCTACTCGTATCGCGTTCGTCCGTTGTCGCTGTATTACATCTTCGCCGAGATGCACATGCCGAGCGCGATGACGATGCGCGCTGGCCTGATGCAAGACGTTGACGCCGTGCTCGTGCGTGCGTTTGACCGCTTCGCGCACCCGACGTTTACCTTCAACGGCTACCCGGCTGGCGAGAACATCCGCGGCATGCTCACGGGTAAGCTAGAGGACTTTAGCGTCGAGTATGGCGGTGGCGAGCCACAGCTACTCGCAGCCATTCCAGGCGGCGCAGGCGGGCGAGGCATGGACGCAGATGGACGCGTGCAGCGCGTGTTTCTCGGGCTCCTGTGCAAGCTCACGATCTGGGAGCTCATCGGGCTCGACACGTTCTCGCTGCCAGCCGACGAAAACGCATTCGTCGACGCTGGGATTTACACCAATACCGAGGTCGCAGACCCAGGCGACGTGGTGCTTGTGAAAGAGGGCTATCTGCCATGACCACGCAAGATGCCAAGCCGGATGTCTACCAGTCGCGCGCGCTGTTGGCGGGCGTCTATGGCGTGCCGTTCTATCGGTTCGGGCACACGCTCGACAGCGGCTCGCAACTCTTTCGTTGGGTGCCGAACGACCAGAGCACGGCGGATGGTCGCACGGTCATCGCTGGCACGAGCGGTTACGAAGGGCGCTGGCTGCTCTGTCGCAACGACGACAAGGGCGCAGACATCGCCGACGCGTCGCCCACCATCACCGTGGGGCAAGGCGCGTGGCGACGCGTTGTTGGCCCGCTCTCGGGCAACCGGACCATCACCTTGAGCACCACGAACGCCGCCGCGGGCGACGTGCTTGAGCTCACTCGCACAGACACGAACGCCTACACGGTTGCCGTCGTAAACGGTGGCGTCGGTGGCGGCACGCTCTACACGATGCCCGTCTCGAGCGCGGCGAACGTGCGCGCGTGTTTCGACGGCAACAACTGGCTGCTCCGCAGCGTCTCAACCTGGTAGGAGGGAGCGCATGCCGCTCTGGGTACATGTCGAGGGGATCAAGGGCTCGCTCGTGGCGCATCCCGATGGGGCTGCGTCGGAGGGGCAGCCGCCGCGGTACATCGGCCTCAAGTTCGTAGCGCGCCCAGCTGACCAGCAAGGCACGCGAGACACGCGCAAGGCCATTGAGGCGTTCGACGTCGTGCGCGAGCTCGTGGAGGTGAAGCGCTCGGAGCACTTGCGCATCCGACGCGCAGCAGCTGACGGGGAGATTCGATTGCTCGGCGAGTGCGACGCTCCGACGCGTGCGCTCGCAGAAGCGAAGCTTGCGCCCGTGGCGCAGCCTGGTTCCACACGCAAAAACGACTCACGCAATAGGAGCGATTGACGATGGCACTTACTGGACTCTCCCCCACTCGACGCACGCCCGGCATCGTGCGCGAGTTCGTGTTCGGCGCTGGTATCTCGTCCGGTGTCTCGAGCGACCGGCCCGTGCTCATCTTCGGCAACAAGACGAGCGCAGGCAGCGAGACCACCAACACCATCGGCGCTCCCATCGCGAGCGACGAGGATTGCGTGCTGCGCTTCGGGCGCAAGAGCGAGGCGCGCCTGCTGTATCGGCAGTTCGTCGCCATCAATCCAGAGGCGCGCGTGTACATCATCGCTCCACCAGAGAGCGGCAGCGGCACGGCGGCGACGATCGACATCACGTTCACCAACACCTCGACGGCTGCGACGACGGGCGTGGTGACCATCCTGGGACAGGACATCACGTTCCCCATCACGAACGCGCAGACTGCCACGCAGATCGGCGAAGCCTGCCGCGATGCGATCAACGCGTTCGCCGATGGCTCGCTCCCACTGACCGCAAGCGCCTCGACCGGCGTTGTGACTCTGACCACGGCCAACCTTGGCGTGAGACAGGACTACGTGCTTGCTCGCGTGCGCGCTTACATCGTCGCGCCCACGTCCATCGTGACCACGACCGTGAGCGTCGGAGCTCTGACCAACGGCACCAACGAGGATGACTTTTCGACTGCCATCACGACCGCGGCGCTCGGCGAGTACACCTACCAGATCTCGCCCAAGTTCTCGACGTCGGCTCCGACCGCGACCGACAACGGCGTGGGCGAGCACATCGCCATGATCCGCGATCAAGCCTTGCCGATCAACGGCAAGAGCCAGATGGTGGTGTTCGGCCTGGTCGGCACGCAAGCGCAGAGCTCCACCGTCGCAACGGACAGCGACGCCAACAGCGTTTACGCGTTCTTCTTCGCATCGAAGAACAGCGACTGGACGCCAGGCATGATCGCTGCGCATCTCTGCGGCGTGATGCGCTCGCAGCAGATGGCCGACCCTGCGGCCAACCTCGCTGGCTACACCAACACCGACACCACCAGGTTCGACTGCCCGGTGCCGTACAGCAAGTCGGACTGGTGGACGCCCACCGAGATCGAGCAGCTGCTCAAGGACGGCGTTTGCCCCATCGGCGCGCGCGCCCTCGGCCAGGCATACCTCGTGCGCCACATCACCTCGAGGTCGCTCAACGACCAAGGCACCAAGGACTATCGCGCGAGCGAAGGTCACATCACCTCGGTGATGTTCACCATCTGGGACGTCATCAGCACGCGCTACCGCGAGCAGAAGCAGGGCAAGGTAGCCGACGATCCGTTGCCTGGCGCGAAGCCTGTGCCCGGTGTGGACACGCCGCAGACGCTCGGAGCGCTCATCCGCAACGTGTTCGTCGCCGCCTCTGGCCCTGCGCCGTTCGGGCTCTACGGCTCGCCCATCCTCGACCCGTCGCCCTCGGTGCTCGCGAGCTCGCTCGACAGCATCCTCGTGCAGCGTCGGCCCGGTGGTCTCGCCGCGAGCTTCAACCTGTACGCCGTACAGCACAACCTCTTCTCGGAGTTCACGCTCCGCGAGGCATCTCCCGCCTACTGATAGGAGCCGAGAACGACCATGCGATTTTACGCGCGCTACTACGTGAGCATCGAGGGAAAACTTGACGGAGAGGCCGAGAGCGTCGACGTCAAGTACAACGGCGACCCGATGCCCATCAGCACACTCGTGCAAGACCTTGCGGGCTTCTACATCCCGCCGAAGAACGCGACCGTGAGCATCAAGGGCTTCATCCCCTCGAGCGGCGACCGCGTGGATTACGTGGGCTACTTCCTCGCAAACTCGATCGTGTCGGTCAAGGTCAGCACCGACAGCGGCGAGACCATGATCGCGCAGGGCATGATCAACGGCCCCGCGCTTTCGAGCTCGCCCGCTGACCCGAGCCGCCTCGACGTGAGCATGACGGTGCAGGCAGCGCCCTTCTCCTGACGCTCGCGACCTGGTAGGCAGGCATCATGCGCACGCCACCGAAGGATGTCTCCCCGGCTCAGCTGTTTCGAACGCTGTGCTCGGTTGCGAGGCGCCCTCGGTGGCGTGTTTCGTTTGCGGCGCTTGAGCTGCCAGATCTCTACGTCGAGGCCATGACAGGGCACGAGCTGGAGGAGCTTTTGCCAATCGGCGAGGATATGACGAGCAAGCAAGATGTCGTGCTCGACGAGCTAGTCGTGCGATGCCTGCACAACGCAGATGGTTCGCCAGCGTTTGCTAGCGTGGAGCAGTTCGGCCTTGCGCCTCACGAGGACGCGCTAGGCATCAGCAACGCGACGCTGGAGGCGCTTGGGGTTATGTCGCCGATCTACGGGCGCTCGGACCTCCGCGCGTGGGAGGTCGTACTGCGAGAAGGCGCGCAGCATCCAAGCAATCACGCTCTGCGCCGAGGCATCATCGAAAGCGCCTCGCATCTCGCCATGACGGCGCATTTTATGCCGCAGCCCGATCGGTTCTTCGGCATGCCACTGGGACAACTTACGGACGGCCAATGGATGGCCTTCGACGCAGCATGGAGCACGAAGGGGTAACGCATGACGTTTCAGCAGGGGAACATCTCACAGCGACTCGGGCAGATGAACGGACGCGGAGGCGTTGCGAGCTCGCCCGACGTGGCGCCTGGCGAGTACGAGAGCCAGCTCGCGAAGGCGTTGCGCGAGCGCGCAGGCAACCGGCGCAAAGTCGAGTACGACGTGTCCGAGCTCTTGGGCACGCCTGGAGCCAAGGTGTGGGTGAGGGTGCCAACGAAGGGCGAGCAAGACATAGCCATCAAACGCGCGCATGAGTACGTGGCTCGGCTCGCAACTGGCGAGGGTGGAGAGCAACTGAAAAGCGACGACGACATCGTTCAGGATGCCAAGGCCGCGGCCATCCTGCACGCGGCGGTGCGAGGCAACGACCCAGGCGTCGAGGGCATGCACCCGGCGTTTCCGAGCGTGCGGTGGATCATCGAAAAGCTGACAGCGGACCAGATCGCCAGCCTGTTGTCGCTCGTGAACGAAGTGCGCTCGAGCGAGGCCGGTGGTGTACGCGTGCTCACGCCTGAGGAGATCGACGTGCTCGTCACGGTCATCTCGCAGAGCGACCTTGAGTCATCCCAGGTGGCGCTGGCAAGGTTTCAGAGAGAGGCGCTGTCGCATCTGGTCGTGGTGCTCGCCACGCGCCTGGTCGCAGCTAGGCAGGCATCCGCTATTCATGACGATGCGCAAGTCGCAGCCGAGCAGGCCGCAGCCGAGCAGGCCGCAGCCGAGCGCGACAAGGCTAGCGGAACGGAGTAGGGTGGCAGCGTGATCGTCAAGGTCGACATGTCGGACGTGGTCAGCGAGGCGCGCGACGCGATCAAGGCGCTCTCGCACGCCAGCGTCGAGCGCGCGATGTTCGAGGCCGTGGCTCCGTTTGCGGAGCAGGCAAGGCGGTCCCATGGCTATCAAAACCGAACCGGCTATCTCGAGGCCAGTACGCTCGTCAAGGCGCTCGACGTGTCCGACCCTGCGGTGGAGTTCGTTGCAGGTCCGTTTGCACCAAACCCGAAAGGCAGCATGGCCTACGCGAGCTACGTGAACGACCGTGGCCTCATGAATATCGACGACCTATCGGCTCGAGCTGTGCCTGCCGTGCAACGGGCGCTCGATAAGCTGGTGAAGTGACATGGCTGTCATCCGCTATCAGTTCATCGCGTCGGGCGCCGACTCGGTGGTCGCGGCCTACAAGGGCATTAGCAAGGCCGCAGAGGACGCAGCCGTGCGCGCCGAGCGTGCCGCTAAGCGCATGCGAGCCTCTATGGGTGCAGCAGGCGCTGGTGGCCCTGGCGCGCCTCGTGGCGGTGGCGCAGGCGCAGGTGGGGCTGGAGCTGGCCCAGCCGCAACGGACCCTCGTGTAGGGCGCGAGAAGGCCGTGCTGCGAGAGATTGAGAGAGAGCAAGCCCGCGCGTCACGAGACAAGGCACGCGCCGAGGACAAGGCTCGCAAGGCATCCGAACGCGAGCGTGAGCGCTCCGCGAAGGCCGAGGTCAAAGCCGCAGAAGCTACGGCCAAGGCAAGAGCGCGAGAGGTAGCCAAGGCACAGGCCAAAATGGATCGCGCTCGTGAGGCAAGAGCCGAGTCGCGTCGAGCTCTGATGGGCGACCTCGGCATGGCTGCGGTAGGCGCAGCTGGTGCCGGTCTGATGGCTGGCGTAGCCACGATCGGCAGCATGACGGCCCAAGGCATGGAGGTCGACGAGATGGCTCGTCGAATCGCCATCAACTCGCGCCTGTCTGGCGGCAAGATGCTAGACGCACGCACCATCCGGCAGAACATGTACGAGGCCGCGGGCGAGATGCCAGGGCAGACCGCAAAGGGTTTGGCCGAGGCCACGTTGGCCTTCCAAGGCGCTACGGGGCAAGTGCTCGACGTGAGTACACTCAAGAGTCTGGCCACTGTCGCCAGCGCCGCAGGTGCAGAGATTCAAGATGTGGCCGAAGCAGCGGCGGCACTGTCAAACAACATGGACATCAAAGGCGCGGAGGATATGGCTGATGCGCTGTCAGTGCTCGCCATTCAAGGCGCACAAGGCCAGTTTGAGCTAAAGGACATGGCGTCGCTTATGGGCCGCATTAGCGCAGCCGCTGCAGGCGCCAACGTAGACAAAACCGTCAGGGGTGTGGCTCAGGTCGGTGCGCTTGCGCAGATTGCGAGACGTGGCGGTGGTTCCGCAGAGCAAGCCACCTCCGCCGTCGAAAACCTGTTCCGCGCTATGACCTCACACGCCGACGTGTTCCAAAAGTCTGGCGTGGATGTGTTTGTTGCAGGCTCTAAGGGTAGGCAACTGCGCAACACCAACGACGTGTTGGTGGAGTCCTTCAAGAAAACCGAGGGCAACAAGACGCAACTCGGAAAGATGTTCGGAGCTCAGGCGGACCCGATCATCAATATCCTTTCGGATGTATTCAATGAGGAGATGAAACGCAGCAAAGACCTAAACAAGGCTGGTGAAGCCGTTAGGAAACAGCTGGAAGAAGCGGCCAACGTTACAAACGCGCGCAACACCATCGAAGAAGCGGCAACTGCGGCGCAGCAATCCACAAGCGCAAAGATCACAGCAGCTTGGGAAAAAGCGACTGGAAAAGTTACGGATCGAGTACTCCCAGCATTGGCTGATGCATTTACGAAGCTTGAAGAGAGCGGTGCTCTCGACGCAATGATTGATGCGTTCGAGTTTGCGGCTGACGTCATCTCGGAAAACATGCAAGCGTTTTCGGACTTTGCCGAAATGCTTGGATTTGAGAAGAAACGACCATCGCTAGACAAGCAGATGGAGGTTGCAAAGAAGGAGCAAGAGAAGGCTGGTCGCAAACTGGCTGCGGCAAAGACACCAGAGGAAAAAGCTGCTGCCATGATTGCACACATGGAAGCCACTGGCAAAATTGCACAAATACAAGGCAAGATGTCGACCGGCACTCTAGCTGGCGCATCTGCTGCAACTGGCAAAGGCGGCGGCAAGGAGTTCCTGTCTCAAAAGGACTTCATCGCCAAATATACCGCAGCGATGGGCGGCGCCGACATGGGCGACATGCAACGTTCGATGCTCGAATCGCGCGCACGAACCACGTTTGAGCGAATCGCAACCACTGGCAGCATGACGCCCACACTGAGTGAGTCGATCAATCCAGCAACAATGATTGGTCGAGCGCTTGGTCAAAAAATGACGGGTGGCCAAGAGACGGACCAAGCTTCCGCGCTAGTGGATCGACTCATCTCGGAACGTAGTTTGATGGCCAGCGGTGCACAGCAAAAGGCGCTTGGTTTTGCGCCAACTGAAGAACTTGACGCAGCATCCCTCGACAAGCTCATGCAAGCCGCAAACGCGGCAGCGACTGCGCTTCAGACAGTCGGCGCAGCTGGCAAGGCAAATATCACTGGTAGCGCCATTGCCTTGGGAGGCGGCTAATCATGTCCGGCGCATACGATTGGATCGGCAATCTCCAAGAGATCACGTGGGGCGCGCTTACAGCGCCGTGCCTTGAAACGTCATTCGACGGAGGGCATGACCAAGCCGAGCGCAAGTATCCGTACGTTGACGGCGCCGCACACGACAACACTGGCCGCACGCCGTACAGCATCCGCGCGACGCTGGTGTTCAATAACACCATCGCATCTGACCTGCTTCCAGCAAGGCTGGAGAAGTGGCTAGACTCGCTCGAGAACGGCAAGATCGACGGCCTATCGCATCCGGTGCTGGGCAACATGTTCGCCCGCGTCATGACGTGGTCGGCCACTGTCGACCCGTCGAAGGACCGTGGAGGCATCACGCTGCAAGTGACGTGGGTCGAGAGCTTCTTCGACCCGACCGAGCTGACGGTGCGCCTGCCAGGCTCCGAGCTCTCGCCGAAGGTGTACGGCAAGGCACTCGACCAGGCGATGCAGCTTACGGGCTATAGCGTGCCAGAGGGCCTTGGGTTCGAGTCGTTCGAGCTCGCGGTGAACAACTTGAGCACGTTGCCAACGCAGAGCCTGGACTATACGCGCGAGGCCGAGCGAATCGCTGGCTACGCCGACACCGTCTCGCTGCAAGTGGCAGTCAAGGACTTGTTGCGCGACGTGCCGGTCGAGTGGCTGTCCGAGTGCCTGACGATGGGCTTGCGCGCGCAGGCTGCCACTGGCGCCTCGCAGAACTACCGCAATGTCCAGCAGATCACCTTGCCCAACGACATCTCGCTTGACGCGTTTGCGAAGCTCTACGGCAACACGTTCGAGGATGCGCTTGGCCTGAACTCGGGCCTGGTGACTGGGCCCATCATCAAGGCGGGCACGTCGCTCGCGTTCTACGGCGGCTGATGGCCACGCAAACCTACAGCGGACAGCGCGTCGTCGTCGAGATGCGCGCGTTTGATGACCAGCAGATCGTCATCGATTCGTGGATATCGTTCTCGCTGCGCGAAACGTTCACTGACCCGGTGGGCGATCTGTCATTCGAGACGATCCCGACGCGCGACATGCTGCCCAGCGTCAATCAGCTTCTGGTCAAGGGCAAGCTCGTGCTGATCTACGTGAACGGCGCTGTTCAGGGTGCCTACGTCATCTCGAGCGTGAGCCGCAACCTGTCGCGGCAAAACGGCGTGGTGTTCTCGTGCACTGCCAAGACGCTGCTCCATGCCGCGTACGAGGCCAGCGTCAACCCGCGCCTGACCTTTAGCGCAACAACCGATGTGCCTGTCGCCGATCTGATTCTCCAGGTGATGGCTCCGTTCGGCTTCGGCACTGTCATCGGCGACAACACGGCGAGCGTGTTTGCGGCGAGTGGCAAGCCGGTATCAGGCCGAGGCACAGGCGTGCCGGTGCCAGCGCTCAAGCACCAAGATTGTCAGGCGCAAGAGGGCGAGACGGCCTATGCGTTCTGCGCGCGCATCGTCAATCGACTCGGCGTGGTGCTGCGTCAGAGCTACGATGGCAAGCTACTCGTTTGCGCGCCTGACTACACACAGGCGCCGCTCTACACCGTGGCGCAGAGCTTCAACGGGCGATATCCGGTCGACGCCGACGTCATGCTTTCGTGCAGCGACACCTCCACGAATGACGGACAGTTCTCCGAGGTGCGCGTGCGTGGAACCCGCGCCGAGAAGCAGGCAGTGCAAACGGTGGCAGAGCCTGACGTCACAGTGCCAGCAAGCGCGCTCCCAGCTCGCAGCGCGTACTCGTCGACCTTTCAGCTAAGCAAGCCACGCATCATCAAGGACAAGACAGCGCGCGACATCCAGCGCAGCCAAAACATCGCCACGCTTGCGCTTAGCTTGCCAGCGGTGAGCGCATACCAGTTTACGTGCGAGGTGCCTGGTATTGTGTCGGCGACGGGCGCAGTGTGGCAGGTGGACACGGTGGCGAACGTCGTGTGCGAGGCATTTGGTATTAACGAGCCCATGTACGTGCTCGAGCGAGAGCTCTCGCAAGATCGCAACTCTGGCCAGCGTACACGCTTGAAGCTCATCCCGCTCGGAGCGCTGGTGCTCGGCGAGATCCCACAGTGAGGCAACCATGGCGATCCTGAACAGCTATAGCGATTTCCGCTACGCGTTCTCGCAGAGCAAGGTCATCGGAAACGATGGATACGAGGTGTATCCGTCGAGTCTCGTGCGAGCCAACGGCTTCGACGCAGGATTCACCAACCTGCCGACGCGCGCGCCGACGGTGCCGTTCTCGTTTCCGTTGGTGTTTTACATCTCGGGCAACGTAGCCGGACCGCCTGCATACCGAGCGTATCTCTCGCAGCGTCGCGAGAGCTCGTCGCCACTGTTCACGCTCATCGAAGATCCCGCCAGCATCGGGGGGTGGGAGATTTCGGTGAGCGCCGCGGGCATCGCCGAGTTTGGCAGCATCGTGGGGCCGTTCGGTCAAGACCCGATCGACAGCCAGGCCAAGCTCGACACGGTGTGCAAATACCTGCACTTCTACATTCAGCGACCTTCCGACTTCGCCATCCAGTGGATCGACATCTGGTCGGCGCTCCAGGTGGGGGCATAACATGCCGCGCAACGCAGATTACCTCACCGACATCTCGGATGTGCTCGGCTCGCAGGTTTCATCTGGCGAGGTCTATGTCACGATCGGCGACAGCATCGATGGCGACGGCTGGGGCGCAGATGCAGCGATGTGGGGTCCCGATGGGTACATCGCTGTACCCAACGCGGCGTCGCAGGGCTCGGCATGCCGCGCGCTGTACCTGGTCGACGGCAACATGAAGCGCGTGTTTGCGTGCCGCGACAATCGCATCGCAACGCGAGCTGGTGCGCTAGCTCCAGGTGACCGAGCCATCGTGACCGATGGCGCGCCGCGTATCCGCATCGTCAAGCAGAGCGAGGTGGTCGAACTCTACACCGAGAACGCGGGCACCCCCGTGCAGGTGGTGCTCGACGGGCCAAACGATACCATCCTGCTCGAGAACGCGCAGGCAACAAGCGTGAGCATCAGCGGCGACTCGACGACGGTGACAGCAGGCAGCTCGACCGCGACAGTGAGCGCGAGCTCTGGTATCACTGCAGCCGTGGGCGCCACCGAGCTAACCATCGCACCTAGCGGCAACGTCACCGTGACGTTTGGCGGGGTGCCTGTGTTCGAGGTGACTGCGGGCGCGCCATCTGGCGCTCTGCTGCCTGTCGCTATCCAGTCGGGGCCTGGCACGGTGCCCTCGACGAGGGTGTACGCGCTGCCATGAGCATCTACTCGGCCATGGGCGTGGGTCCGTTCGGCGTGGTTACGGCAGGGTACGCCGTGCCAGAGGCAGCCAACGCGAAGCCACCGACGACGCTGACGAGCTCGAGGCGGATTGACTTCGTGACGCAGCGCTACGTGGGCAACGCGCAGGGCGGATTCGAGGGCATGGACGACACAGGCCAGCGCGTGGTGCTGCTCGTGAGCGGTGCCGTGCGAGTGCCGCCGAAGATTACGCCGCGGGCTATCTCGAGCATCCGAGAGGCCGTCATCGCAGCGCTGAGCGACATGATCAACGTCGAGCGATCCATCACGCTCGACACCATCGACGTCGTATCGGAGCGCGCAGGCCAGCTCGCCGCGCGCATCGCATTCACCAACCTCAAGACCCGCACGAAACAGACGGCCCTTGCGGCCCTGAGTGAGTGACCATGACGCTTCCTGCGGTCGACCAAGCCAACTACCCGACACCGTCCGAGCTGCGCGCGGCGCTGCTGCGCACCGTCGTGCTCGGCTTTGCGCGGCGTGGCATCTCGGCTAACGTGCTGCCGGGTAGCGACCACTACATCCGGCACGACGCCATCTCCAAGCGCGTGAGCATCGCGTTCGCCAACTTGCAGGCGACCATCGCGCAGCTCTCGCCGACCGAGGCCACGGGTCAGTATCTCGAGGACCTGGCGAGCGTCTACGGCGTCACCAGGCGCGAGGCGAGCCCCGCAGCGGGCAACGTGGCGATCCAGGTCTCGTCGGGCACTGTGACCATCCCCGCGGGCTACGTGCTCACTAGCCCGAGCGGCATCAAGTACCAGACCACTGGCACCAGCGTATCGGTGGCCAACGGCGCTCTCGTGCCTGTCATCGCGCAAGAGGGTGGCGCCTCGAGCAACCTTGGTGCGGGTGTGGCGTGCACGTGGGACAGCGCGTCGATCGGGTTCTTGCTCCCCACGTGCACGGTGAGCGGTGGGCTGACTGGCGGCAGCGATGCGGACTCCGAGGAGGTGCTACGCCAGAGACTTTTTGATCGGCTGTCGTTTCCGCAGGGAGGCGGCAACGTCGCGCAGGTCAAGGCCTGGGCCGAGACCACCACGGCAGCCGTCGAAAAGGCGTACGTCTACGCTGCCGTGCGAGGGCCAGCAAGCATCGACGTGGCGCTGGCCAGCACGGCGGCAAACCGCACCGTCGACGCTCAATACGTCTCGAGCGTTGCGAGCTACATCACCTCGCAGCTACCTGGGCACGAGTCGGTCAACGTGACGACCGTCACGCCACGCCGCGTCGACGTTCTCATCGGCATCAGCCTTCCGTACGCCATCACGGCAGGTGGCAGCGGTGGAGGCTGGCTTGACGCTTCGCCGTGGCCTCGAGGCACGTTCATCATGGGTGGTGACGATGGCAAGGTCATCGGTCTCATCGGCTCGACGGCCTACGTGCGCACCGTGATTGCACCAGTGGTGGGCCAGCACATCGCGATCTGGGACGCGGCCAAGGTGGTGACGATCAACGGCATCACGGGGGCGTTCGGTGGTTTCCGTCAGTACGTCGTGACCAACGTGGCAGGCAGCGCATCGGCCTGGCAGATCCAGGTCAACGGCGGGTTCACCGTCTCGCCGCTCAACAGCTACGTGTCGCCCGATGCAACGCGCATCCTAGACTACGGGCTACGCATCGCGCAGAGCATCCGAGCGTTGGGACCTGGCGAAAAAACAACGAGCACGGACATCTTGCCTCGTGGTCGCAGACAGCCAGCAATCGACGTGGCTAACCCTGCCAACTTGAGCTCGCAGGTGCTCAGCGACCTCGATGGCAACTTCGACGAGATCGAGGACGTATCGTGGCTCGCTCGAGTAGATGAAGGCACCAGCACGCCGCGCACGAGCCCCGTGGTGCCAGCGACGACGAGCCAGCCACCAGAGATCATCACCCTAGCCCACGCCGCGCTGCGGCCCACGACGTGACGCCATGACGCTACCGCGAGACCTCACCACGTACGGCGCGCCATACCAGGACGCGTTGCCCGTCGAAAACCCTGTAAACGAGCAGCCAGCCGACGATTACAACCGGCACGCGGAGGACACCGCGCAGGGCACGCGCACGAGCCCCAAGGCGGTGTTCGACTTCCTATGCGTGGCCTCGGGCACGGTCTCGGCGGCCAACGTCAACTGTCGCCAGCAGTACGGTCTCGGCGCGAGCACCAAGCCGGTGGTGACGCGCACCGGCACTGGCACCTACACGGCGACGTTTTCGACGAGCTACCTCGACGGGCTCAACATCACTGAGACGTTCTCGTTGTTCAAGGCCATCGGCACCGTCGAGAGCGGCACGGTGCCAGGCGTGGTGCAATGCACCGTTTCCGGCGCCGTGGCGACGGTCTACACGTTCGACATGGCAGGCACCCTGGTAGACTACACCGCTGGCACCAAGGTCGGCGTGGTGGCCTGGTGACCCATGGCTAGGTGGGGCCGCTCTCCGTTTCCTCGCCGCTGGGGCGGGCAGAAACACACTGTCGAGCTCGAGCACGAGGCGTTGCTTGACGCGCTCACGCCGTACCTCGACGTGACCGCCGACTCCGAGGTCTACCCCGAGGCGCTGGCGCAGGCGCTTGGCGTGACTGTGGCGTGGGTGGCAGCTGGGCGCGCGCGGTGCTCGCTCATCCCAGCGCGCATGCTCGAGACGCTGACGTCGTGGGAGACGGCGTGTCGCACCCGTCCTAGCTCGAGCGATGGCGTGCAGGTGCGCAGGGCTCGCGTGGCTTCGCGGCTGCGTGGTCTCATCGGCGTGACCGTAGGCGACATGAGCGCGGCGCTTGAGGAGCTGCTAGGCGCGAGCTTCGTGCAGCTGGTGTTTGTGCCAGTGGCTGGCGAGGTCGTGTACTGGCCAGGCGTCAATCCAGGTCCACCTGGATTCGAGTGGACCAGCAACCGCGCCATCGTCGGCGTGCAAGTGCAACAGGGCGCACTCACTGACACCGAGTTCCTGCAGCAAAAGGCTCGAGCCGCCGAGCTCATTGACGGCATGATTCCGGCTTGGATGTCCTATCGCATCGGCGTCGGGTCGTCGTTTATCGCTGGCGTCGGAATCGTTGGGAGTACGTTCGTATGACGTTCACGCGCGCACTACCTGCAGGCTGGACCGATGGTGTGGACGCCATCACTGCGCCGCAGCTCAACCAGGTCGACGTCAACATCTCGCGTGCGCTCGACGGCTCCGCTGGTGGGTCGTACCTGCCCAACGTAGGAATCACGCTCGGCGGCTCGGCTGGCGTCAACGTGACCACGTCCAACACGCTGACAGTGGCAGGGACGCTCGCGATGTCTGGCACGCAGACGCAGACAGGCGGACTCGTGCTGTCAGGCAACGGTCAGCTGTCGCAGCGCGTGTTTGATGCGTCTGACTCCGACCTTGCGTTTCAGGGTGGTCGGGTGGATGTGTTTCGCATTCCGGCAGCGTTGACGGGCAATCGCATCTATACGGTGCTCGCAACCTCGCCCGTGCCAGTCACGGGGCACATGCTCAAGATTGTGCGCACGTTGCGTGATCTGTCTAGCGCAAAGCCCAGCAGCCATCGCGCTACCATCGACTTTGGTGGAGCAGTCAACACCGATCTGCTCGAGGATAAGTTCGCGTTTTGGTCCATCATGTGGGACGGCTCGGCGTGGTATCCCGTCGAGTGGTCGCCCACCACGATTGACCTGGCGCTGGCGATTGAAGATTCGTGGTCGTGAGGTGATGCGATGACGTTTTCACGAGCAAAGCCAACCGGGTGGACGGACAACGTCGACACCATCACAGCCGCGCAGATCAACCAGATCGATTTGAACCAGTCGCGCGCGATCGATGGCAACGCAGGCGGCACCTACAGCCCGAGCGGCGCGTTGACACTTGCGGGTAGCGCTGGCGTCACCATCGGCGCATCGAACACGCTTGCGGTAGCAGGCGCGCTCAACGTCAGCGGCACCGAGACGGTCACTGGCCAGGTTGTACTCAGCGGCAACAACGCTGGCATCGGCCTTCGCTTGCTTACGCTCAACGATGCCGACCAGACCGTGCAGGGCGCGACGCGTGACGTGCTCATGATTCCGGTGACGCTGACCGGCAATCGCATTTACACCATCCTAGGCACGTCACCTGTGCCAAAGACTGGGCACGTGCTTCGCATTGTGCGAGCAAGCGTAAACATGGCCAACACCGCTCCTAGCAATCATGTGTCCACAATCATTTTCGGTGGAACACCGATCAACTTTCGCGCGGAAAAGTGGGCATATCTGCACCTCATGTGGACTGGGTCGCAGTGGCTGCCCATCACGTGGAGCCCGACCACCTTGCAGGTGCTCGCGGCGATCGAGGACTCTTGGGCCTGAGGTAACACCATGCCTTCTCCTGCGTTTACATTTACGGGCAGCGTCAACAAGTACCAGGCCACCGCGGCAGGTTCTGTTGTCGCAACGCTCACATCGCTGACGGGCGTGTCGTCGGTGTCGTGGAGCATCGTCGGCACGGACGAGACGAGCGGCACATACACCATCGCCACGAGCGGCACGCTGGGCAGCGTGGCCACCATCACAGCGGGCGCAGCTGGCACGGCTGCGATCCTTCGGTGCACGATCAACGGCGGCATTAACCAGCTAGGTCAGCTCGACACGAGCTACAGCACCACGCGCAAGTGGTGGGTTCCTGCCACTGGCACCAGCCTCGAGGTCGCGTGCGTGGGCGAGAACGCGGAGAGCTCGGCTGCGTTCGGCTGGACTGGCATCGTCAACAGCGCCGTGCGCAACGTGGCCTCTGGCGGCGTCTCGACCGTGACGGCTAGCGCGCCCATCACGTCGAGCGGCGGCGCATCGCCAAACATTGCCATCACTGCGGCAAGCTCGGTGGCTGCTGGCAGCATGTCGGCGGCAGACAAGGCCAAGGTCGACGCCATCCTTCCAAGCTCGCTCACGGCTGACCGCGTGGTAATCACCAACGGCTCGGGTGTGCTGAGCGCAACTGCAGACGTCTCGGGCACGCAGCTCAACAGCGCGACGGCTCTGTCGTATCTGGCAGTTACGCAAGGCGGAAACCCCATCGCCACAGCTGGCGAGGTGCGTTTGCCGCAGGCGTTCACGGTGCAGGCGCGAGACTTTGCCGACGCGGCAGATGCAACGGTGCTCGCGTTCGGCGCAGTCAACGCCGACGTGGTCGAGCTAGGCACGTCAAGCTATCCGACGTTCGTCGATGGCAACAGTGTCACCGTCACAGCACCAAGCGATATTACGCTGACGTCTGGAAACAATCTGGTGCTTGATAGCACCAACTTCGTCAGCCTTGGGCTTAGCGGCGGTCCATATATTTACATCCCAGGCCCGACCAGCGGCGGCACGATCGCTATTGACGAAACGTTAGCAACTCCGCTTATCAACCAGGAGGACAAGACCACCGGCAACGGCACAACGCTGACCATTGCCGCGCAGACTTCGCTGGGAGGCAACGGCAACGGCGGCACGCTTGCGCTCGCTGGGGGCTCGCCGCACGGCACGGGCCTCAAGGGCGGCGTGCGACTCTCGCTCGACGAGACCAGCGCAGAGCCCATGGTCGAGGTCGCGGAGGTCGCCACGGGGCGCAGAGCGGTCGTGCTCGGCCTCGGTGCCGCTGTGACAGCGACGGAACTCCCTGCTGGCACCGGTGACCGCGTGCTGTACATCGCCGATTATGCGACGGCCCCCACGGCCAATCCGGTCAGCGGGCAGCTGCTCTACGCAGGAGGCCATGCGCTCGCAGCGCGCTCGCCCAACGGCGTCACCGCTGACATGTCGCCGATCGGCGTGTCGGGTGGTCTAACGACCAAGCACTACCATCACCAGCATGGGCGAGTGCAGACCACGAACAACACGTACACGACATGCGCAACCATCTCGATGCCTGTTTCTTCGGTCGCAATGCTGACGGCTTACCTCGTGGGCAAGCGCACCGACGTGGAGGGCAACGCAACCCAGGTGTACACCTACGCAGCGTGCAAGCGCACTGGTAGCGCGGCACCTGTCGTTTCCAGCACCCAAACAGGTTTTAGCCATGAGGACGATGCGTCCACTAACTGGCGTTGGTCAGTGAGCGGAAACGACATCACCCTCGAGGTGCTTGGAGTCACAGGACAAACATACGAGTGGGATGCCCACATCGTCGGCAATATCGGAGCCATCTGACCATGGGAGCCTCGAATATGAACGGCGCTAGCGCATCCATGCCCATTCTCTCGGTCCCGCCATCGCCACCGGCTGACGATGACGCCGACGTCATCTCGAGCGACCCCATCGCCTCGGCTGCGGCGCTGCGTCGGTTGATTGAAGAGAGCCGCGGCAACAAAGACAGATTCGCGCGGATTGAAGCAGACATCGCCGAGATCAAGAGCAAGCTGCCAACCGTCGATCGCACCTGGATTGTGACGAGCTCGAGCGGCACGTTTCTCTTGGCTCAGTCGCTGCTCGGCAGCATGACCGACCTATCGCCCATGGCGCGCGAGGTCGGCGTGGTCATCGCCACCATGGTAGTGGGCATCGTTGCCGCCATGAAAGGGCCGCGGCGGTGAGTCTTTCCGAGCTGCCCGACGTGCTGCTCGTGGTGGCGATCGTCGCTGGCTTGTCGCTGCTCTCGGTGTTGCTCCACCAGCTCGAAGGCATGCTTGAGAAGCGCGGCTACAAGCGCGAGGCAAAGATGGTCGGTGCGCTGCGAGCTCTACTGACCACCGATGCGCCAGCGGCGCTCGAGCGCATGCGCAAGACGAAGAAGGGACAGACGCCATGAGACACCCCGAACGCACATTCACCATCGCGGCCTTGGTGCTGCTCATCATCTCGACGTGGTGCTCTGGCTGCGTAAGCGCGCTCAACGTCGCCATCGCGAGCAGCAACGGCCTCGGTGACATGCTCGACGCCACGGCGCCCATCGTCGAGGAGCGGTGCACGCGGCCCTATCGTGCCATCGCTGACCATGCGGCGACGATGGACGATGCCAAGCGGGTTGCAGCGGTGACCAAGCTCGACCAACTGTGCCTCCCGCTCGCCACGGCGTACGACAGCGCGAGAGCGGCGCACATCGCGGCCATCGCTGCCATCATCGCGGCGCAGGCTGCGGAGAAGGGCAAGGCTCCCGACGCGGCCACGCTGCTCGGTATCGGCGTGCAGGCAGCCAAGGCGGGCGAGAGCTTGGCCGAGAGCGTCAGGGCCATGCAGGGGCGCAAGTGAGCGCGCTGGTGACGTGGCTCGTGGCTGCGATGATGGCGTTCGCGCCGCCGGCGAGTGCGAAGAAGTTTCCCGGCTGGAGCGAGACAGAGGCCGAGGCGCGTGCGCGCTATCAGGCCATCGCGGAGGCCATCGAAGCAGCGGCACTCGACGCGAGCGGCACGGGGCTCAGCGACAAGAGCGAGGCCGCGCTGCTGCTGGCGCTGGCGCTCGAGGAAAGCGCGCTCTCACAGGATGTGGACGTGGGGCCCTGCTACCGAGGCAAGCCAGGTGGCGGGTGGTGGTCGCGCTGTGATGGTGGCACGTCGTTCTCGGTGTGGCAGCTCAAGTCGTACACCAAGGCCGATGGCTCGCGCGTGACGGGTGCCATGCTGCAGGCCGACCGCAAGCTCGCAGCGCGCAAGGCGTTGGCGCTGGCCGTGGGCTCTCTTTCGATGTGCCGCAAACTAGAGGCGCGCGACAGGCTCAGCGCGTACATGCGAGGGACATGCGCTACAGGGCTCCGCGGCGCCGCCGCACGCTGGGACAGATGGCACACCGTCGAAGCGTGGAGCCCGAAGAAACCGTGATCAACGTCGGCGCGAACGTGTCCTACTACGACCACGTTGGCTTGCCGTACAGGCTCCACGTGTTGCACGCGCCTCGTGGTGCCACCTCGAGCGACGACGCCATCTGTATCGTTGGTGATGCGTTCCGCGAGACATGGGACGCGCGCAAGGTGTACCATGCGCAGACGCTCGAGATTAGCGACGGCGTCACGCTGTGCATCGCATGCGGAACGGTGATTCGACGCGAGGAGGTGGTGCAGTGACTGCTCGAAAGCTTCCTAAGGTAAAAAATCTTATCCAGCGCACGACGCCAGAGTTTCGGCGCAAGCTTTACCAGGTCGCAATCGACGTCGGCATCCCACCGGGCGAGCTCGCGTCGCTGATGGGGTTCGAGTCGTCGTGGACGTGGTCGCCCAGCGTGCGCAATCCGAGCGGCGGCGCCACGGGGTTGATCCAGTTTATGCCCAGCACGGCTAAGATGCTTGGTACCACCACCGACCAACTCGCAGCCATGAGCGCCGTGCAGCAGCTCGACTACGTCAAGGCGTACCTCGCGCGCATGCCCAAGTGGCGCATGCCTGGCGATGCGTATCTGCAAGTCTTTTGGCCCGCTGGCGTAGGCAAGCCTGACTCGTTCCTAATCGGCGAGAAGGACTCCACCGAGCTCGTGCCCAACGCCAAGTTCACGCGCGGTCGAGTCTACGCGCAAAACAGTGGGCTCGACGGCAACCGCGACGGGCGCATCACCGCTGGCGATGTGCGAGCGCGCGTGCTGAGCATCCTTCGCACGAGCGAGGCTGCTGGCTGGGTCGAGATTGAAGAGGAGCAAGAGATGGATGCATCGTTGATCGAAGCGTTTGCGAAGGCCCTTGGTGTCGCGGTGGAGGCCATCGTGGCCGCGCTGCAGAGCCAGCAGCTCGAGCTACGCAAAATGGTCGCACCCGATGCGACCAAGGCCATGCACGACGCGCGCAACGATGCGCTGAGCGGCGGCAAGTGATGCTCTCGCGGGCTGCGCAGTCCGAGCTACGTGCCGCTGCGCTTGCGCGTGGCGTAGAGCCGCTGCTCGACTGGGTGCGCACCATGCTCGCACAACCTGAGTCCCACGAGCGCCCGCGCATGCGCTTCGTGGGCGACGATGACGACCTGTCGAAGCGCGAGACCTACAACGACTGAGGAGCCACGACGATGACACTACTCTATGGCCGAGATGCAAACGGAAACCAGGTTCCGCTACTCGTGGACGGCAACGGCATCGTGCAGACGAGCGGCGGTAGCACTTCGTGGCCTGGCACCAGCTCGCAGCTCACCGCAGGCGATGGCACGGCGGTCAACGTCGGCACAGGTCTCACGTTATCTTCTGGAACATTAAGGAATGGTGGCAGCTTGCCATCGGTTGGTGATTACACGTGGATCCCATCCGGCGCTGGACCATATGCAAATCAAGGCACCGCAGGTGCAGCACAGGCAACGGCAGGAAGCACATCACCAGGCACTACGCCTTCCAGCCAAGGATTGTGGCCATCTGGACGCACCGGGCTTCGCGGATATGCAATCAACAGCTCAAGCGAAGGAGTGCTAACCGCTGCAAATACGTTCAGCGCCGCATGGCAAAATAGCTCGATTACGATTGAGGCGTACTTGCAACTTGACTTTTCTTGGATCGTAGTAGTAGGAAGAACTTTTCCACTAATCTTGAATGACTTTGGAATCGGCGCGAATGCTATCAACATCACTAGCACTTCGACCGGAGGTTCTAACATTGGGTTTAGTTTGGAAGTTCAGCGAGCAGGCAGTACGGTTGGCACGATTGGAATACCGGCTGGATTGATTACATCAAGACCTGTTCACTTGGCGATCGTGCTAGACAGGACAAATTCGTCGGCAGTAACTTTAACTCTGTACGTAGACGGATTTGTCGTTTCATCAGCGGCAGGTGGCACAAGCAGCATTTCGCTCGGCTCTTTTGCAGCATTCACAAACCCATTCACACAACTGGCTCTTTTGTTGGGAGGAGCCGGAATCGTAGGTTGGGTTAGCTTAACCAATAGTGCCAAAACAGCATCGCAGATTCGCGACAACACGCTTCTATTGAAGGCGGCTTGATCTATGCTCCCCTCCTTCGGTCGCACCTCGACTGGTCCCCAGGTCGCGCTTCGCGTGACGGCTACGGGCGAGCTATCCATTGCCGACGCAGGCACGCCTAGCGTGACGCTCGCCAAGGGCCCTGGCGTGCTCGTGTATGGCCGCACGAGCGCTGGCGTGCTGATGCCCATCGCCGTGACGGCTGACGGCGCGATGAGGCTGTCGTGACGCTGCCTAACGTCGGGCGCTACGAGACTGCGCTGGAGCACTTTGGCGCGCCTGAGTGGGTCGAGCTGGCGGCGCTGCCTGGGCTGCTCGTGACGCGCGAGCCGCTACGCACCACCGGGCCTGAGGCCGAGCAGGGCATCGTGTGGGCGCGTGCATCCGAGCGCCGTGCGCGTGAGGTGGCAGTAGAGCTCGGCGCTAGGTTGCCCACGGCGGCAGAGTGCGAGGCCATCGCGCGCGACCCGCAGGTGCGCATCGTCAGCATGTGCGCGCAGCCGCCAGACCACCGCATGTCGAGCCCTGAGTGGGCACGGCGCCACGACGTGTGCGTGGCGCTCAAGCTCGCGCAGCTCGAGGAGGGACAGATGCCGTGGACCATCGGAAAGCACTGGGTGCAGGCGCCCGTGGGCCGCACGGCCATCTTCGGCTTCTACCTGCGCTCGCGTGACCCTGGCTCGATCGTGCAGCGCGGCGGCACGACCAAGCACAACGCGGCGCACGTGGACTACTCGATGACCGTCGTGCTCGTCAAGGCAAAGTGAGGAGGCATCATGGCTCTTGAGTACCGAGGAGAACGTTTCGCTGGCTACAACAAGCCCAAGCGCACGCCCAATCACCCGACCAAGAGCCACGCCGTGCTCGCGAAAGAGGGCGACGTGATCAAGCTAATCAGGTTCGGCGAGCAGGGCACCAAGGGCTCGCCACCTCGAGAGGGCGAGAGCGAGGCAGCCAAGGCGCGGCGCAAGTCGTTCAAGGCTCGGCACGCCAAGAACATCGCCAAGGGCAAGCTGAGCGCGGCCTACTGGAGCGACCGCGAAAAATGGAGTTGACCCAACCGGTAAGCTAAGCTTACACGTTGCACAAAACGACAACGCCCAGGCATGACCTGGGCGCTTCGTGCTTTTGTGGCCTAGCGAGTCATGGCCCGCGGGCCGTATACCTCGATGTAGCTCATCTCGCGCTCAAGCTCGCGCTCCACCTGAGCCACGCCCTGCCTGTCGAGCTCGAGGCGCTTCCAACCTCGGTTCTCGCGGTGGTACCATGCCTCGGCCTCGCCGAAGTGGGCGGGCCAGCTGGGGTCCCACATGCCGCCGTTTTGCGCAGGAATCAGGTCTGCGCAGATCAGAACCTCGTACTCAACCCCATATCCGGTCGCGGGGTTGTCCATCACTACGATCATCTCGAGCACCGCATCGCGCGGCGGCTCGGGCTGGTACGCGCTGCCGGCGCTGGGCGCAAGGCGCTGTTGCCACGGCGTCACGCTCTTGATCGGAGCGTACGAGCTGCCGGTGGAATACACGTGGTTGCGAATGCTTAGCTTGTCCATCGTCGGTCTCCTGGTTGTCGCGGTCCCGCTCGGGGTGTCCGCTGCTGACGAGAGAGACAATAGCGCAGCCTGGCAGATGCGCAAGTAAAAAAAACGCACCCATGGCAAGCAGGTGCGTTTTTTTGCGACGTCGTTTTGCGCTTGACTAGTCGTCGCTGTGGATGTCGTCCCAGTTGTCGCGCGCGGTGTCGAGCTGCGCCTCGACAAACTCGCTCGCGCTGATGCCTAGCGCCTGCGACTCCGAGCGCACCCAGTCCACGAGCTCCACTGGCAGGCTGTAGCGGATGTTGATCGTTGACTTGCCCGTGCTCGGTAGCAGGCCGAGCGGGCTGTGGTTGTACTCTCGTCGCATGGTGGTTTCTCCCTCGCGCAGCTGCTCGACCAGCTCGAGCAGCCGCACGTCGAAGTCGGTGGTCACGCGTCGCCCTGCGTGGGCGTGGTGCCGTAGACGCGGTCGAGGCGGGTCCACAGCGGGCCGTCGAGCTCGGAGCGCGCCACGAACGCATAGCGGTCGCCGCACCGCAGCTGCACTGTGTTGCCCGTGTCGAGCTTGACGGTCCAGATGCCATCGCAGCCGCCACGCACGTACTCGGCGCCGATGAGCGTGGAGCGCTCCTGCTGTACCTCGTCTCGGATGGCGGCGCCGATCTGGTGCAGCGCTGCGCGGATGGAAGCCAGTGCTTTGCGTGAGATGGTCATGGCTCCACTCCTTGCAATTGCCAGTAGGCTCGGCTCTCCTCGAGCCAGTCAACGCGCGGCCCCTCGAGGGGCACGAGCTGTGCGGTCGCGCACGGCATGAAGCTGTCGCGCCATCCGATCTGGTACCCCAACCGCTCGACACACAGGCCGAGTGCGTCGTGCATCTGGTGCCACGCCGCGTCGCGGCTGAGCACGTAGAGCCGCGTGCGGACGATCGTTTCGCCGTCGTACTTTGCGCTCGTGATTGGCGCCTCCGCGGGCAGCCGCCAGTCGTTTGCCTTTGCCACGGCAAACAGCCGCTCCGCGTCGGCCATGCCCTGCTGCTCAAGGCGCTCCACGGCGGCCAGCTCCGAGGCGCGCAACGCTGCTAGGGCCTCGCCGGTAAACGTGATGGTGTCGCCGCTGTAGGTCGCGCCTGGCAGGTCACCAGCCGCGGCCATGACCTGATAGTCGAGGATGGCGACGCACCCAGCCAGGTGCGCGCGCACGTGCCAGTCTCGCTCGAGCGACCACCATGGGTCGCCGGGCGACGTGAAAGCGGCCACCGTGCCGCTCTTGCGCCAGCGTACGGACACGGCGCTCACAGCGCACCTCGCTTCGTCAGCCAGAAGGCCTTGGCCTCCGCGAGCCAGTCCGTTCGTGGCGGCTGGCGTGGCTCGAGCCACGTCTGGCCTCGCCTGTCGGGGTATTCGACCGAGTGCTCGTACGCCGAGCACACGCGGAATCCGCGTCGAGCCAGCATGAGCTTGACGCACTCGTGCGGGCCATCGTACTGCCATGCCATCGCCGTGTGCGCCGACTGATGCGCCCACGAGTTGGGCTCAATGGTCATCGACGACGAGGCTTGCGCCGCCTCGATGATCATCGCGGCCTCTTCGCCATCGCGCCTCTCGATGGCCTCGATGGCGCAGAGCTCGGACGCGATGAGGCGAGACAGCGCCCATCCCTCGAAGTGGTAGCGGCTGCACTGGTCGTCCGACATCGGTCGGACTGAGGGCTGCGCCACTGCCGTCCAGTTTCGAGCGATCGCGTGCATGCGCTCGCAGTCGATGATGCGCACCGCGCCCAGTGCTCGGATTCGCTCTGGCCACGTGGGCCAGAACACAAGCTGCGGGTTCGCGTCGACATGGCCCGCGAAGGCCACGTCGTTATGGCTGCCATCCCATGCTTTTTTGCTAAGTCCTGCTTGGTACCAGTTGATGATCATGGTGTCTCCGTTGTGGCCGTCCCTCGTGGGGTGTCGGCATGGTCGTGATGTATCTCGCGTGAAAGGTCGTGTCAAGCCCGCGTCGTCATCTCCGCGATGGCCACGCGCGTATCGCACGCGCTGATGCGCCCGAGCTTGTGCAAGGCCATGGTGGTGCCGTAGTCTCCGAAGTCGCGCAAGAGCGGGCCCCATGCAAAGAGGTCGGCGGGGATGACCTCAAGGGCCTGCCGCCAGCCCTCGGTGACCGTCTTTTGCCACTGCCTCTTGCCCTTGCACGGGCCGACGATGTCGAGCATCGGCTGGCCCCACTCGTTGCGCCACAGCATGAAACCCGCGCGCTCGGGCTGCGCAAGGTAGGTGCTGTGATAGGGGTAGCCGACGCTGAAGAACAGCTGCTTGCTGCGGCGCATCTCGGCCCACAGCTCGGGGCTCGGCTGCAGTGCGGCGGCGCTCATCGCGACACCTCGCACTCGGTGGTGGGGGCGACGGTGCGCACGCGACGCCCGCGGCCCATGATGATCTCGACGCTGCCGTTGGGCAGCGTGGTGAGCTTGGTGATCTTCTCGTTATACACGTACTCGATGGCGACGAGCTTGTCGCCTACTCGCAGTTGATTTGCTCGAATGCTGATGATCATGGTCATGGTCTCCTTGGTCTCCTGTCGGTCCCGCTGTGGGGTGTCCGTGGTCGTGATGTATCTCGTGTGATGTGTCGTGTCAATCAAAGCTGGGTCGGCACTCGTTTTCCATGATTTCCAAAGCCAGCTGCTCTGTCAACCAGCGCCAGTAGGCAGCGCTCGCTTTTCCGCTGTCGCGGACACGGCGCGCACACCCGGGCAAGTATTCGCTGCCGATCGAAAGCACTTGGTTTTCGTACTCGACCGGATCGGTTCCATGTTCCTGGCAGAAATCGATGTAGTTCTGTCGCGTGGTCACTGGTTCTCTCCTTGTTGCCGTCCCGCTGTGGGGTGTCGGTACGGAGACAATAGCGCAGCCAGCGCAGCGCGCAAGTCTTTTTTACACGCCCGATGTCGATTGTTACAAAGCGCGGCTTTCGAGGCGCTTTCGGTATTGATACCAGCCGTGGAAGTTGCCGCTGCGCGTGTGCTCTTGGCTGCTGGGCTGCGCAACGTGCTCGAACGGGCTCATGTGGCCAGCCTCGAGGAGCCTGCGCGCGAGCTCTAGGTCGGTGGCAGGCACGCGCTTGCCATCGTGGGTAAGATAGCTCACGCGAGCGCACCTGGCGGCGCTGATGCGCGCGCGCTCGTCGATGGTGTAGCCCTCGGCCTGCAGCTCGTCGACGTCTGGCGCGAGCGGCAAGTGCCAGTCGCCGATGGCGAGTGCTCGTGGCGTGGATGTGCCAAGCTCGTCGCGCATCATGCATGCGATGCGCCGGAACTCTGGCTGTGCGTCGGCGTGGCATCGCAGGGTGAATAGGTTGTCCCACGTGGTGGCGCTGACGATGACAGTGCACCACAAGAACGGCTCGAGCAGCCTGTTTGCGAGCTGCTTGTGCGCGCCGAGGCTCATCAAGACTCGGGCGTGGTCGCACGCTGCGTCGCGAGCCTGTAGCCACGTGGCGCGAGCGTCTGCTGCGTCGCGCTCGGGTAGCTCCTCGGTGGCCTGCATGCCTGGCCTGTTGGCTCCCCAGTACTCGGGCACGAAGGGCTCGGTCTCGACCTGCTCGAGCAGCTTGCGCACTGGCACGGCGCGCGAGCTCGCAGCGTTGCGCGAGAGCATGCGGTGCGTGTTCCACTCGGCCAGGATGAAGCGCGGGAACGTGACCTCAAACGTGGTGAGCCGCACGCCACTCGGCGCGAGACTGTCGGCAAGAATGCGTGCGGCGTAGGTCATCACAGCACATCCTTGAACAGTGGCATCGGCGATACCACGCGCGCTTGCGCGGTGGCGAAACTGTCGGCGTCTCGCTCGATTCCGATGAAGCTGAACCCCTCAGTCACGCATGCCTTGCCGGTGCTGCCACTGCCCATGAATGGGTCGAGCACGATGCCACCTGGCGGCGTCACGAGTCGGCACAAGTAGCACATCAGGTCAACCGGCTTGACCGTTGGGTGCTTATTGCGTTCGCCTGGTGAGAGCCCATCGTTTCGGTCTGTCGCATCGGCCTTTGCGGTGTAGAAGAAGCGGGCGGCGCTGCCGCTGTCGGAATACATAACAGAGGGGACCCCCATTCCGCCGAAGTTTATTACCCATTTTGCACGTTTGCCTTGAGAGTGGTCAGTCGGAGAATATATACCACTACTGCGTCCCTGCGGAAACAACCCCACCACCTCCTCGCTGCCGTCATGGATCAGGTTGGCGGGCCAGCGACCGGTCCACTTGCGCCCAGCTTCTTCAGCGTAGTTTCGCCCAGACATAGCAATATTCGCGCTGTCTCCTCGCCCGTGCTGGGTGATGAGGTCGGTGCCCACTCTGCACCCGTCCACGTTGATCCCACCAGTTCCCCACTGCAGCACGTTGGCGGCCACGGTGCCCTCCAGGGGCTTGCGGGCCACGGTGATCGGCTCCAGGGCGGGCTTGAGCGCGGTGCCCCAGCCTTGCCATCGGCGAGCGGCGTCGGTGGCGGGGGCGGTGACTTCCCGCTCCGCTCCTGCCGCCCGGTCAATCGCTTGTTTTCTTAGCGTATCGACCGTGAATGAGATTAGGCTTTCCGCCATGGATTCCGTAATAGTGACACTGATGGCAGACGCACAAGCCGTTTGACGTGTCGTGTCGAAGCTCTGGAAAGTCTTTGATTGGCTTAACGTGATGTGCTTCAAGTCGGCGGTCAGTACCGCACATAGCGCATTTGTAACTGCCTGCATTGATGACGGCTTGCTTCCAAGCCAGATCCTCAGGGCTTCGACGGCCTTGAGATTGCCCCCCATGCTTGCGCTTGGCCATTCCTTGACAGCGCATTGAGCAATACCAGCGTTCGTAGATATTGCATTGGATCTTTTCAGTGAGTGTTCCGCACACTTCACAGGGTCTTGTGATTCGTTTGCGGCGGCAGGCATGGGAGCAGAATTGATCTCCGCTTTGGACGTGAGATGGGCTTCTTTGAAACTCAACTCCGCAACCAGCGCAAGTGCATCGCTGCTTTCTTGATCGGCTTGCAGCAGAACAGGCTCGGGAGCAAAACCGCTTTTTGGCGTACTGATTCCAGTTGCGGTTGGGCTCTTTGCGAATGAGAGCCCCGCAGTGCTCGCAGCTTTTGAGTGGTCTTTCCATGCTTCCATTATGGCCGCAGTTTCCAAGTTGTCAAGCGCCTTGGAAACGTCAAGCCATCTTTTTTGCTCTTCTAAATCAATGCGCCGCGATATGTCTGTACTTTTTGGAAATCCTGACCCGTAGCAATACATGATCAGATCTCTAATCTCGAACCCTGCATCCTCAATCCGCACCGCCATCCGGTGCTGCGTCCTGGTGCCTGCGAACGCGAGCAGGTGCCCGCCAGGCTTGAGCACCCGCAGGCACTCGGCCCACACCTCTGTCGTGGGCACGTCGTAATCCCACTTCTTCCCCATGAAGCGCAGGCCGTACGGAGGGTCGGTCACGATGGCGTCGACGCTGGCGTCTGGCATGGTGCGGAGCACGTCTAGACAGTCTCCGTGGTGCAGCTGGATCATCTGGGCAGCCTTTCGCGCAGCTCGCGCAGCTCGGCCACGAGCCGCTTGTTGTCGTCGCGCGCGGCTGTCAGGTCGGCGTCGAGTTGACGCACGCGCTGCAGGGCCTCGACGATGCGCTCGTGCCAGTAGGCGCGCTCGTGGGCCATCTCCTCGTCGTGGGTGGGCGTCATGGATCCTTGTCGTCGAGTTGGGCGCTTTTCGGTTCCGAGTAGATCTCGCATCATGCGAGCGTAGGTTGTCACGACTGCCCCGTGGAGCCGAAGCCACCGACGCCGCGGTTGGTGGTGCTCGTGAGCTCTGCCACCTCGAGCAGCCGCACGCGAGGCACGCGAGCGAACACCATCTGCGCGATGCGGTCGCCAGGCCGAAGCGTGATGCGGTCGCCGACGTTGTAGACGATCACGCCTACCTCGCCTCGATAGTCGCTGTCGATCGTGCCGAAGGCGACCTGTAGCCCGTGCTTTAGCGCGAGCCCGCTACGCCCACGGATCTGCGCCTCCCAGCCCTCCGAGAGCGACATGGCGAGGCCGGTGAGCACTAGCGCTCGCTCGCCTGCGTCGAGGATTAGGTGCCCGTGCTGCACCTCCTGCGACCATGGCCAGCGCCATCCGGCCATGCGCAGGTCGTAGCCGCTGGCGCCATCGGTGGCTCGCTCTGGCAGCGTGCCCGTGGGCCTGGTCAACTGCACGCACACGTCGAGATCGGACAAGTAGGGCACGGTCATCGCTCCTCGGGGCGCTGTGGCATGACGTGGCCCCTCACGGTCTCGCTCATTCGCTTACCGTCGCTCGCACGCACGACGCAAGCGCCGCGCACCTTGCGGCTCTCTGCCAGCGCGTCAAACAGGTCTAGCAGCTCGGAGCGTTCGCCGTCGCGGGCGAGCACATAGAAGTCACGCGGTGTCATCGTTGTTTCCTCCCTTATCTGCTACCTCTGCGAGCGTCGTATAGACGCTCTCCTTGACGCATCCCATCTCGCGCAGGTGCGCCATCACTTGTCGCTCGACCTTTGCGCCACCTACGCGCTTGATGGCCGCGGCGCTCGTCGAGAACTCCAGCGCGGCCTGTAGCTGCTGAGCATTGAGGTAGGCCACGGCCTCTGGCGTGAGGTCCGATACCGTCGTGCGGGTGCGCTCTTGCACCACGAGACGCTTGCCGCTGCTGAGCGGGATCGGCGCTCGTGATGCCATCTCGCGGATGCGCTCGCGGGCGAGCTTTAGCGTTTTTTCGAGTGCGGGCATCATCTCGTGGATGCGCGCGGCATCCTCGGCTGTGGCGATGCTCGTGGCCACGCTCTCGACGTCGCGCACGGCCAGGGCGGTGGCCGAGCACTTGCCCAGGATGTTGCAGCGCTTGCACCAGTCTCCTGCGACTGGCGGCGTCGGCGCGCCGCTGGTGGTCTCATGGATGCGCCGCAGCACGTCGGCGGTGCTGTCGAGGTCCCAGCACTCCCACGAGGCCGACACCTCGCGCACGCCGCGCTCGTCCACGTAGAGCAGCGAGCCCGAGGCGCTATCGGCGCCCACGAGCTTGGCCACTGCCATCGCGGCGAACTGCACCTGCAGCCCCGGCGTAGCGTCGCGCTGCCACGTGCCGGTTTTCCAGTCGGCCACGTGCACCTGTCCATGGCGCACGCACACGAGGTCGATGATTCCGATGAGCTCGCCAGGCTTGGCCTGGTTGGCCTGCCGGTGGGTGTACTTGTCGATCAGGCGCACAGTGCGCTTGCCGACGTGGTACGCCACCGCGACTTCGGCAAACATGAGCCAGCCCTCGGCGGCGTATGCGTTGACGCGGTCGAACGCGCTGCGCGCCGTAGCGCCCAGGCGTCGCACGTCGTCTCGGCCCAGCTCGTACTTGCTCGCGAGCCTGACGAGGTCGACCTCACCGCAGCCAACGGCGAGCTCGGCGGCTTCGTGCACGGCGTTGCCAAAGGCGAACACCGATGGGTCATCGGGGCGCGACCACGGGATGCCGCTGGTCCACGGGTGCGCGCACTTCGACGCGAGGTCAAAGCTTGATGCTGTGGGGAGCTTCACTTTCCGACCGCCTCTGCGATGCAATCATTCATCGCGCACCGTCCCTACAATCTTGTAAAACCTTCTCTTTCTTGACTTCGACTGTGTTGCTCCGATCGCTCTCATTTCTTCATAGGTTCTTGATTTGGTAGAGAGGCGGGAAACCTGTTTTCCGTCCAAATGCCAAGCGATTTGCGGCTCGGTGAACCCGTCAAATGTCCAGCCTGTGGCTCGGTAGATCGTTCCTTCGTGTCCTTGCGCCTCGTCCGCGTAGGTGACGAGGAGCGCCCATCTCTCGTCGCGCGCAACGTCTTTCGTCGTTCTCCCCAGCAGAATACCAGCGGCATTTTGCGGTTCGCCTGGAACTACAACGAGGCGAGAGAGAGCGAGCACTTTCTTGTGCAGGTTTTCGCTTCCAAGGTGCCTCTTGGCGAGGGCCTTAGCCGCTCCTGCTGTCGGTGGCATCCAAAGAGCGGCGCCTACGGCTCGCTGCTCGCGCCGCATGATTGTTCTCGCCGTCGAGGTGTTCGCGGCCCCTTTCGCGTAGTGGTAAGCACGGATTAGTTCGACAGCCTCGCCGTGCGACCCCTCGTCAAACTGGTAGTCTTTTCTTCTCGCTACCGGCTTGTTAGGCTTCACGGCTTCGCCTTCCACCCTTCCACCCCACGACCACGTGGCGTACGTCCACCCGCCGCCATCCTCCCTCGGGGTCGGCGCAGCCTGTTTGCTTCTAGAATATTCATCGCGCTCCCCGCCTGATGGTCAGCTTAACCGCATGGCCAAGAGCCTGCTCAAGCAGGCGCTTTGCGAGTGTCTTGGCATCTGGCACAGGCAAGCGAAGCTCGCCCGTGGAGTTTTTGATCGTGACCATGAATCGCAGGCATTCACGGTCGCGATCGTCAATGTATCCAGGCTCAATCACGAGGCGCACCTCGGCCTCGTGGTCTGCCACTACGATGGCTTGCTCCACGTATGCGCTCACGCCTGGACCTCGGCGATGCGCTTCTCTGCGGTCTTGTATGCCTGCCCGAGGCTGGCGATCTGCTCGCGAGTGCACGACGGCTTGATCGCCACGAGCTGCTCGCGCACGAGCGCGAGCTCCTCGGCGTTCGATACAAGCGTGAGGTCGTGCAACAACCCGAGCACCGGGCTGAACGTGTCGGCGTCGTCGGCCTCCACCTCTGCGTCTGGCACCACGGGCGCTGGCACCGGCGCGGGGCGAGCCTGCTGCGGGCGCTGCGCGGCCACCTGGCGAGGCGCAGCGACAGGCACTGGCGCGGGGGCCACGTTCTCGGCCTGCGCCATCTCCTCGGCGGTGTAGAGGCCAGAGAGCTCGTGCGGGAACGCCTTGCGCAATGCCAGGGCCTCGGCGACCTTGGCGATCATCAGGTCGGGCATCTGCGCCCAAAAGCGCGTGGGCGCTCCCTCTTTGCTCGTCTGCACGTAGGAGCTAAACCTAGCCACGGCCCACAGCGGCTCGCGGAAGTCCGAGCGCAGCACGCCGACCTTGGCCGCAGCGGGCGGCTCGTCGCTGAGCCACACGTCGCGCCACTGGCCATCCTTGCCGCACCAGAACGGCCCGAGTTGCCCCTGATACTTGCCCGTGCGGTCGGCCACGAGTCGGAACCCGTCGATGCCGACCTGAATGGACATGACCTCGCGGCGCTCGCGGCTATCCCACCGCTTGACGGCGTAGATTTGGCGCGCGAATGGGTCTAACCCAGTGCGCTTACATTGCTCGACGAACAGGGTCAGCTCGTCGTCGGTGCTGCCCTTCGCGATGGTGCGCTTGATCAGGTCGATTTGTGCGGTGTCAAAACGGCTGTTGGTTGTGACGAGATTGGACATGCGCGAACATCTAGCGCACCGTCTCTAGCGTGTCAAGTCTCTCGCGATGCTTGACACGTTGCTGTCGCCGCGCTAGGGGCTAGCTCATGGCCCAAGTCGGAGAGATTATCAGGCAACTGCGGCAAGATCGCAGCATGACGCAGGAGGCCCTGGCTCTCCGCGCGGGGCTCAAGTTCTCGCTCATTCGCAGCATCGAAAGCGGACGCAACCAGCTCACATCGTATGGCACGCGAGCGGCGCTGAGCAAGGCGTTTGACCTGCCGCTCGTGGAGCTCGCACGTCTGCTCGACGGACCTGCGCCGGTCGATATCACCGCGACATGAAGCGCGCGCCGCCGTCGATCGCCGACCTCGTGTTGCGGTCGGAGGTGCTAGACGCCATGGCAAATGGCGCCTGGTACAACGCCGTCTCGCTGCACGCAAAGATGCCGCACGTCTCGCCTCGCGAGCTGTCGCGCATCTTGATCATGCTCGTGCGGCTCGAGGTCTTGCATCGGCGCATCCCGCAAGATGGTGCCACCGAGTACCGGCGCAGGGTGCTCGAGGAGCACAGGCGAGCCAAGGTGGCGCTGAAGATGCTCGTTGGGTGGAACTTGCGCGGCGATGAGATCCGCCGTCACGACTGCCGCCATGAGACCCAGTGCGTGTGCGACGTTGCGACTGTGATGCCGGATGCGCTGTGGTGCGAATGCCCAGAGCAGTGCGAGTACCTTGAGGCCGTGCCGCCGCATGCTCGCGTGCTCCATGCCCAGTCGCTGCTGTCGAGCGCGATCAACATGGTCGGCGATGCCGACGAGGACGTCATCGTCAAGCCACCGTACAAGGACCATCGCACGCGAGAGCAAAAGCGCGAAGCCGATCGCATCAGACGCGAGAGACACCGTGCGGTGATCGAAGCAAAGAAGGCCGCGAGATGTTCCTAACACCGATGATCCTAAAGCCTCGCAAAAAGAGCGGCGAGATGCTTGTGCTAGGTATTGACGCTGGCAAGCATCTTGGCCTCGCCGTGGTGCATCGTGACGCCTCGGGTCGGCTCTCGTGCAGGCATGCGCAGGCTGTCGAGGTGCGCAACGCGTGGTCGGTTGGTTGGTGCGACGCAGTCACGAGGCCGCTCTACGAGGACCGCGACATCTGGCAGAACATCAGTCAGATGGGCGCCGTCGTCGAGGTGCCCATGGGCACATACCCAGGCAAGGCTTCGTCTAGCGCGCTTACGCGTGCGCTTACCGAGGCAAGCGTGGTAGGCATGGTGCTCGCCAAGCACCTCGAGCTAGAGGATGATGCCATCGTGACGGCTGCCCAGGTGCGTCGCATGTTTTGCGGCTCGCCCACCGCCAACGATGCACAGGTCAAACTTGCGCTCCATCGCATGGGCATCACCATGCCGAGGGGCGCAGACAACAGCCACACGCGAGACGCTGCCCTCGCTGCGGTTTTCTACATGAGGCGGCTCAGCAAAGGGACAGGGAACACATGAGCACGAACGAACCGACCATCACCATCGAC